GGTTCATCTCGCATTCGAGACACATCGGTACTGGGCTCGCGACTGGCATCGTTCCAGACCGTGAACAGATACCCCCGATCGGTCGCACCGGTCTCCTTCGTGACGAGTTCGATCATGGTCCACGTCAGGATGTGGATGCGCACCACGCGCGCCTTCGCGTCGGGGTCAGCCAGGTAATTGAAAGCTTCCTCGAAGACCAACACACCCTTATCGGTCCGGGGCAGGCCGGACTGCTCAAAGCTGATGTTGTCGTCGAGCGCGTCCATCCGCTCGCGCAGCTCCGGCATGGCCGAGGCGCGCATCCGGTACGTTGGCGCCTCCAGGACGTCCTTGTGCAGGTGCAGGGCGGCGGCGGTGGGCTTGTCCAGGCCGAGCGACCATGTGGCCACGCGTGAGACGTAGCGCTGCACGTCGCGGTTGCCGGTAACGATCGCGAGCTTGGTGTGGATGTCCAGCGCCTCAGCGCGGCTGAGCCCAGTCACCATCAGCGCACCTTCGCGAAGAGGATGCCGCCCACAATGAACAGCAGGGCTCCGAGGACCCACATCAGCGTCCAGAAGCCGTCGTCACTCAGCTCGATCGCGTACATCAGTGGATCTCCTGTCGGACCCAGAGCCACATGAGCGCGTAACGCTTCCACATCTCCGCGTAGAAGCCGGGCAACGGTTCCATGATCAGTTATTCCTTCCTCGGCCCAGGCCGAATCCCGAGAGCCAGGCGAGCGGCACGGCAGCGCAGACCAGGTACATCGTCGTGGTCTGCGGCGCCCCCTGCACCGAGTTCGAGATCATCACCATGAGGATCAGGATCAGCCCGGCGGTGGCTCCGAGGCCGACCGCGAACCACAGTGCGCGCTTGTCCACACCCATGATCAGCTCTCCCCGCCGTAGATGACGACCAGCGACGACTCGTCACGGACCTCGTAGACGAAGCCCTGTTCGGCGGCCAGCGACTGACCCGCCTCGCTCAGGGTGTACTTCAGCGGCCAGCAGTCCATGGCGTACCAGACGACCTCGACGCGGCCCTTGGGCAGCTGCGCGACCTCGTGGCCGTTCGAGTTGAACTCGCGGACGTTGACGTCGAAGTGCTTCGCGGCGTCGATGGCCACGGTGGCGGCCACGGCGGCTTCGAGCGAGGTCCCCACCCCGCACCACGCCGGGCCGAGGATGTAGCTGGACGAGTGGGCTCCCATGTTGACCTCCGGTGCGGTCCTTGAACTGACAAAACCCACACTACCCGTTCAGGTAGTATGAGTCAAGTCGGCGGAGTGATCAGCTGATCTCCTTGATGGTCAACGCGATCGCGCGGCCGCACCCTGCTTCTTCCTCGGCCCGATAGCCGTAAGCGAACTGGATGTTGAAGAGACTCTTGTGCATGATCATTTCGGGGATGCCGTTGTTGCGCAGGTGACCCTCGCGATCGTCGAGCCAGCCGAGGTAGTTGCCCTCGGGATCCTCGATCACCTCAACCGGCACGGGCTCGGCGCAGCCATGCATCTTGACCGTGCGACGGTCGCTGATCACGAGCCACTCGCAGTCGCCCTTGGGGTAGCCGAACATCTCCCAGCTCATTCGTCGACCACCTGCTGGAACTCGTAAAGGCGCGGGCCGCGCTCGTGCTCGACAATGATCGAGCCGCGCAGCGCCGCCTCGGCCTCTTCCTCGGTTTCGTACGCACGCGGGCTCATGATCCGCTTCGAGTCGAGAGGTCGGTGGTGCCCCTGATGACGCGCGCCAGCGCGCCTCGCTTCATCGGTTCGGTCACGTCTGCTCCTCGGGTTTCTTGATCTCGGCCAGGATGGGCACGAGCAGCTTGCGAACTCGGTCGAGGCTCTCGATGGCGTCGTTCCACTCGAAGTACTCGGTGCTGTTGGCCAGCACCTCCTCCACGCGCTTGCGGAAGGCGCGCAGCTGATACACCTCGTTCATCACCTCGAAGACCGGCGTGCCCGCGTAGTACTCCTGCTCGGGGCTCGCCAGGAGCCCGAGCATGATCTGGGCGTCCCGCAGCTCTCGCCGCACCTTCTTCAACTCGTCGGCGACCACGGGAGACACCTTGTGCCACTGGTCACCGATCTTGATCAGCACGCTCACCCGTGCAGCTCCTCTTCCCACTGCCACAGCGGCCGGACCTCGATCAGGTCGCGGGTGTCCAGCAGCGTGTAGTTGCCCTGCTCGCCGTCCATGTCCAAGCCGATCACCTTGGTCCCGTACGGCTCGATGGTCTGGCGGATGTCGCGGTGGTAGTGCCCGTGGATCAGCGCCTCGGGCTGGATCTTGTCCACGACGTCTTGGAGCTGCTCGCGATGCGCGTCACTGCGCGCGAGATCCATCACGTCCCACAGGCGCGACGGCTGGCCGAAGCTCATCCGCACCGCGCTGGGTGAGTCGTGGGTGAGCATCACGTGCACCTTGCCCGATCGCATGGCGTGCTTGAGCTGCTCGCCGGTGAAGGTCTCCTCCGGCCACCAGCCGAGCTTCTGCTCCTCCCGGATGACCTTGTCGACTGACACGGCGCCGCCCAGACCCATCCAGGTCTTGTGGTGCCAGGTCCAGCGGTGCCCGCGCGGGATCCAGAAGATCGACGCCTCCGGCCCGGGGCGGTCGATCGGGACGAGCCCGTGGTTTCCGTGGCTCAGCTCCTCCTCGCGCAGCGCGATCAGCTCGGGGTGCCACTCGTGGTTGCCGTCCACGAACCACAGCTCGATGTCGGCGAGCTGGAGCGAGAACGAGATGTCGTCCAGGAACTGGCGCCCGGCCGCGCCCGGCCAGACACCGAAGTCGCCCGCGTGCAGGATGATCTTGCGCTTCTCGCGACGAAGCAGCTCGGCGGCCTTGCCGATGACATGGCGACCCCAGCCTTGGTTGCCATGCCAATCGCCCGCGAGCACCACGGCGCCGGGATCCGTCATCGGTTCCTCGCGTTCATCTTCAGCGCGTAGGCCTTCAGGCCATCGATCGCCGGACCGGCCAGGGTCTCCACGCTGACCACCCGGCCGTCGTCGAGCACCATGCCGTCGAGGCGGTCCCAGACGTCTTCCCAGTCGACCCGGATGGCCTGGTACCAGCCGTCCACGATGTCGTCCACTGCGCGCTTGACCTCGTCCGGAATCTCCTCGAAGGAAGTCCGCGAGGTGATCTCCAGGTAGTCGCTCATCGGTTCTTCTTCCTCTCACTCTTCTCCCAGCGCTCCAGCGCGGCCGCGCCTTTGTCGTTGAACAGCAGGGAGGTCGGCCGGTCCAGCAGCTCGTACTTCCGGCCGTCGGCCCGGGACAGATACTGCGAGGCGCGCAGCTCGCGCAGCGTGTCGACCATGTCCGGGTCCACCAGCTCGATGTCACCCAGCTTCGGCTCGTACATGAACGAACCCATCGCGGTCGGGATGTCCGGGACGAAGAACAGCTCGTGCTGAGCGGCCAGGCGCAGGGCGTTCAGGCGCTTCTGCGTCTTGACCAGCCCGACGGGATCGTCCACGTACGGGCGCTTCTTCGGGTCGAGTGCCATCACACGCCCTCCGGCTGGCTCGGGAACTCGTCTGGCCACCCGGTCGCCTTGACCTTGAGGTAGTTCTCGAAGGCCTGGTGCTGGGCGTTGTCCCAGTGCTGGGCCGCATCGCGCAGCACGGTCAGCAGGCTGGCAACCTGGTCGACCGCCTCGCAGGTAATGGCCTCTTCGAGCAAGCTCAGGGCTCGGTCGGCCTGCTGGGCGGTCAGCGCCGCCACGCCGCGCTCCCTCATCCGCTCGATGAGCACTTCGGTGGTGCTGTCCATCGGGTCTTCCTTCCGTCGGTGCTTCACGACTTCCCTTCGCTCTCGTGGCGGGTGCTCGACCGGCGTGGTCACGACTCCATCGCTTCGCGCAGGACGTACAGGCCCTCCGAGGTGATGTTGCACTTCCAGACCCGGTCCTCGTCCGCTAGCTCGGCGGTGATCAAGCCGCGCCGAACGAGAGCGTTGAGCGTCCGGACGTAGGTCGACCTCGCCAGGAAGGTGACGTCTGGGCCGCGCCAGTCGATCTCGGAAAGCACCCGGTGCATGGTCTTGCTTGAGCCTCATGATCACCACTCCTCGTCGTCGTAGACAGCCTGAAGCTGGTGCTGGCTGGGGGCGACGATCTGGCTCCCCGGGCACTCTTCCTCGGAGTGGCGCTGGCGCATGGTCTTGCAGCGCTCGGGCGCGTGCTGCGGGCAGCCGGGGGCGGTCTGGTCTTCCAGCACCAGGCCGCACGGCGCCTTCGGGCAGGGGCACTCGTCTTCCAGCGGGCTGCCCGACCAGCTGCGGCCGATGTGGTGGGTCATCGCTCTACCGGCCCATCAGTGCATCGGCGGAACGGCGGGAGACAGCCAGCTCGGCCTCGCGGACCCGCTGGCGGCTCTTGATCTCCTGGCTCTCGCGATAGGCCAGCTCGGCCAGCGCCATCTCGCCGTAGCCGTGGAAGTCGATCTCGGCGACTCGCCAGAGCATCTGGTCCAGGGAGCGGCTGAAGTCGCGCACCGGTGCTCCCAGCACATCGATCACGCGGACCAGGACGTTGGCCACGCGCTCGCCCTCGGCGGTGAGCAGGGTGACCGGGACCAGGGTGTCGACGCCCAGGCCGTTGAGGTTCGGGCGCTGCACCAGCCAGCCAGTGATCTGCTCGCGCAGGCCGTAGGCCTTGTACTTCTCGCCGGTGACGAGCTTCGGGGCGATGTGGGTCATGGGAGCCTCCGGTGCGGCTGGTTGCGCTGACTCCCTGATACTACCCGAACGGGTAGTATCTGTCTACCCGCGCCGGGCGCGCCACTTCGCCAGCAGGTCGGCGCCCTTCGAGGTGACCCGCAGTCGGCGGCGACCCTGGTGCCCGACCATGATGTGCTCGCCGTGCACGATGGCCTCGGCCGCGAGCAGCAGCAGCACGGGATGCCGGTCCTCCGGCCTGTGGACGAACACCTCGCGGCGGATGTAGCTGACGCCCAGGCCGCCCGGATTAAAGGAATGCAGATCGCCGTTCTCGGCTGCGGTGAGCGTCTCCTGACGCTCGGGCGTCCATGCGATCTCGCGGTCGCTCATCCTGACCTCCAGTGTGGTCCTGCATGTGCAGATGGATGAGCATCAAGCTACCCGAACGGGTAGATCGGCTCAAGGGGCCAACCGGATGATCACAGGTCAGCCAGGCTGTAGGCCGTCGCTTGAGGGTATTTCTGCTGTCATGACACGGGCCCCGTCCGGCCGAAGCCAGGCGGGGCCCGTGGTGCTCTCGATTAGGCAGAGACGTCGAACAGGTCGACGATCTTGCCGCCGTACAGCTCACCCTCGACCTGCTCGGCGTTGGTCCAGCCCGGCACGGTGAGCGTGCCCACGAGCATGTCCACGTCGGGGTCGTCGAGGTAGCCCTCCACGGTCGCCTCGTCGGCCAGGTCGTCGAGCAGCCGGACCGGCTCGTCCTCGGGGATGGCGTAGTTGAGCCAGCTCAGCTTCTCGGCGAGGTCGGCCAGCGCCGTCTCGTTGCCGTCCACCTGGAGCCAGAACGTGCCCTCGACGCTGTCGAGGTACTTGCGGAACTGCACGTGATCTCCTACTCGTCGTCTTCGTCCGTGGCCAGCGTGCGCATCGCCTCGCCGTACCACTCCCAGTTGTCCACGCCCGCCTGCTCCAGGGCGTTGAGCTTGTCCTGGTCCTCGATCAGGCGCTTGTACCTATTGCGGCCGACCACCTTGCCCCGGGACAGGTAATCGGCGATCCGGCGCAGGTCCTGCTGCACCTCGTCGCTGGAGCCGCTACGCGCCGCGTCCTGCTTGTCGAACCAGTCGGCCAGGAAGCGCAGCTTGCTCGCGTCGTCGTCGTAGACGGCCGTGCTCACGCGGGCGCCGTCTCCTGGAACAGTTCGCAGACGCCGCCCTTGTTCAGGTCCTGCTCGATGCGGCCGCCGAAGTCGGTGGGCGCGGGCCAGTCCGGCACCCGCAGCACGCCGGTGACCTTGTGGTCGCTGGCCATGTAGCCGCCCTCCTCCTCGTCGGCCTGCTCGATCAGGACGTCCACGTAGGACTCGTCCTTGGCGTGGTCGATCGAGTCGAGCACGAAGGGAGAGCCGGGCTCCCCGTCGCGGTAGAGCGCCGCGAGCGCGTCCAGCGCGACGTGCAGGCGCAGCAGCGCGTCCTCGTTGCCGTCGACCTGGAGCCAGAAGCGCCAGGTCTCGCCTTCCCACTCGTTCTCCTCGGTGAGCTTCACGAACTTCATGATGATCTCCCTCAGGGGTTCTTGATCTCGATCCGCATGCGGCGAGCCTTCTCCGGGACCTCCGCCACCCAGACCGAGCCCACAGCGAGGTCGAAGAAGCTCGCCAGGGCGCGCGTGAGGTGGAAGATGCCGTCGACCGTCTGGCCCGGTGTCAGCTCCACGATGAGCCCGTCACCGTCCTCGTCGAGCGGCCGCGAGCCGATGAGCGGGGTGAGCCGATTCGGGCAGGTCTCCTTGTTGGAGAGAGTCTCCCACTGCTCGCGCAGGGTCTTGATGTCGTTGGACATGGTGATCTCCTTCGGTGTGGTGGAAGGGCGGCCACCGCAGGCAGAACAGGTGGCTCCGCGCCCAACCAGCCCGACGCGCTATCCTGCGGTTGTTCTGTGGCTGTCCACGCCGCCCTTGATCTAGATCTTTTCGACGTCGAGCAGCTTCCCGTGCTGATCCGGCGGTCCGTCCTCGGGATCGCGTGGGTGGCCGAAGTTCATGGCCTCCCAGACCTCGTCCGGCGCGGGGACGTAGACGACTGGCCAGCCCACCACGTCCACGTCCGTCTCGGTCTCCATCGGCCCCCAGAGGTCGACGATGTGCCACTTGGCGTCTTGGCCCTCCTGGTCCAGCAAGATCGCGTGCGCGAAGCCCTCGGGGGACCGCCGGACAGTGCCGTGCGGCAGCCTGTTCGCGTCGTCCACCGTGATGGTCGAGTTGGTGATCACAAGTCCTCCGGCGGGGTCAGGAACGGCACCATGCCCATCTCGCGCTCGATCGGCGCGTCATCGCGCGGGGGACGGTCGACGATGATCTCCAGGCCGCCCCACGGGTCGAACACGATCCAGCGCTGCGCGAGCGCAGGGTCAGGGTGCTCGGGGTGCTGATCCGGCCAGAACAGTGCAGCCGCGCCGCCCACGTCGTAGAACATACCGGGGATCCACTCACCGCTCATGCGCACTCCTCCTCGTCGATCGTGATGCCGAACAGCTCCTCCGCGACGTCCAGGTAGCCGTAGATCGCCACCAGCACGTCCTGCGTGCTGCCGAGGTAGGCCAGCGCGTGCAGACGGTGGTTGCCGTCCTCCAGCATCACCGCGCCCGACGCCGTGACGTCCACCTCCAGCCGTTCCCCGGGTGGCCAGTCGTGGTGGACCAGGTAGGCAATCCGCTCGGCATGAGCTTGCGCGCTGCACGGACCGCGCATCCAGCTCCGCTCGGGCGGCTCGGGGTTCAGCCGCCCCTCGGCCAGCGCCGAGGTGACCTGATCGCGAGTGACCCCGCCCACGCTCCAGACATCCACCTCGAAGGGCCTGAGCAGGTCGATGAGCACCGGCGCCGAGACGGTCGCCTGGCAGTGCTGGGGCCCGGCGTCGACCCTCATCCCTGCTCTTCCTTCGCGGAGTTGATCATGTTCTTGTACGCCTCGTTCACGTCCTGGCTTTCGACGTTCGCGTACGCCAGCGCGAGCGCCATGAGCAAGGCGTCGGACTGGTTCACCCGGCGGCGGAGCTTGTGCTGCACGTATAGCTGCCACTGGGTCAACGTGGCTCGCGCGTCGCTCTTGAGCGAGATGCTGGTGTAGCCGTAGCGGTTGTCGTCGGCCATCACGCCAGCTTGAAGTGGTCGTCGGTCAGCTCGGTCAGGCCCTTGAGCGCGAGGACCTTGATCTTCTTCCCCTCGCGCTTAGCGTTCCAGGCCTTGGCCCCGGCGGCCAGGAACGGCTTCACCGGCTTCTCGCCGCCCTTCTGCGCGGAGCGGATGATCAACGCCCGCAGGGCCAGCTCGGGGTCCCCAGCGTGTAGCCCCTCGCCGTTGCGCACGCCCTCCCAGAACTCCAGGGCCGTGGCCGCGTCGATCCGGAAGGTGAGGAAGTACAGGCAGCCGAAGGCGGCCGGGAGGGCGCCGATCTCGTTGCGCAGGCCCATGCCGTAGCGCACGGCCTGGCCCATTGCGTCGCGGTTCTGGATGACGTAGTCGACGATCTCGGCGTCGGTGGGCTTGTAGACCTCACCCCGGACCTCTTCGACCTCCCACAGCAGCACAAGCCGGGTGACGGCCTGGGCCGACTTCGCCGACGGGATGCCGTGGCCCATGGTCAGCTCGTCGGAGGCAGACCGGCGCCGGTTCTTGTCCATCTTGAACCGGTCTTCGCGAGCGATGTTCTCGACGATGATGAATTCGAGCGTCACGCCCGCATCGATCAGCGCGCTCAGCCGGTGCTGGCCGTCGATCAGGTGGCCCTCGGTGTCGAACTTGATCGTCTCGCCGATGTTGGGGAACTGGCCGTTGCGCATGTCGCGGGCGAGCTTGCTAACCCAGGTCGGCGAGATCTTCCGGTTCTCGTTGTTCGTCGCCAGCCACTTCTTCGCCAGCTGGGGCGTCACCGGGATCTTGCGGTGCTTGATATCGCTCAAGACGGGGTCTCCATTCCCTCCGGTGCGGGGTACCCGATCAGACTACCCGATCAGGTAGGTTCTGACCAGAGAATCTCCGCTTTCCCAGCATAAAACGCATCGTGGCTACAGAATGTCACATAGCCCTTGAGCTGCGGAAAGTGTCGGGTCTCCTCCAGGGTCTACCTCGGCACCTGGAGATCAATTACTACTCTCTGTGATTTCTACAAGAAACGCTCGATCGTGCCGTCGGGAAGCACCAGCTTCGTGTAGTGCTCGCGGGCCACTCGGCACAGCTTGGGCTTGCGCAGATGCAGTCGGGCGGCCGCGCGCGCCTCGTTGAGCGAGTGCCCGAAGAACTCGCATTCGCTCTCCACCTCGATGTGCGGGAAGAAGCCCACCGGCAGCCGGACCACGCACGGCACGATGACCCTGATCGTGCCCTCTGACCAGGTGCGCGGCGGGGCGATGGTCGGCCAGGCCTTGGGGTCGTTGTCCCGGTTCAGGCGCCAGCAGATGCCGCACTCGCAGGAGGGCGGATCGAGGAAGATGTCCGGGGCCGCCGTCACTCCGGGTGCCGCTCGAACCAGGCGTTGAGCGCTTCGCGTAGCGCGTCCAGTTCCGATGCAGCGTCACCGGCGCGGTCGATGATCTCCTGGGCGTCCGGCCAATTCGCGGCGACCTCCTTGATCTCCTCGACGTCGATGGCCGCGAGCAGAACATGATCCACGTCCTCCTCCAGTGGGCCGCTCTTGCGCAGCTCCTCGCGGCTCACCGACGCTCACCGGCCAGCTTGCGGATGGTCAGCCGGTTGCGCATCTCCTCGGCGAACTCGTGGTACTGCGGGTCGAAGCTGGCCAGCACGTTGACGTGCTCATCGCACACGCTCAGCCTGCCGTCGAACTCGACCTCGACGGTGAACGGCTCGCCGACCGGCCTCGGCTCCGGCCGATAGTCGTGCACGGTGACGGGCTCACGAGAGCCGATCGCGGTGAAGGAGTAGTCCGAGCGTGTGGGGCGCAGCGGTTCGGAGATCATGCTGGTCCCGATCCCTTCGGCGCGCGGCCGTGCGCCAGCTCGTTGTTGACCCAGCTCGTCATGGCCTGGTTCGGCCCGGCGAAGTTCGCGTGGTCGATGCAGACGAGGTAGCCGTTGACCACGGTCAGTGCGGCATCCAGCCAGGCCGCCGGGCGCTCTCCGGGTTCGAGGAAGAGGCACACGCTGCATCGCAGCGGCTGGCCCTTCACGCCGACGCTCCGAGGATGGCTCGGGCGAAGGCGAGAGCCTGCGGGCCGACGTCGAACGACGTGGTCAGCTCGGCGGTGGCCGCAGCGTGATCGGCTCGGATCGCCTCGTTGCGGTGCCGGGAGGGGATGAGCACACCCCGAGTGCCGCCGCAGCGGTGGCAGGTGTGCTTCCAGGTCAGGCTGGCGCCGTGGCGCTTCCACCCGCACTGGGCGCACACCCACGTACCGCACACGGGGCACTCGGGGATGGTCATCAGCGAGAGCAGCGCGGGTCGGCGAGCTTGACCAGCGTGACGGTGGAGGTCAGGCCGCCGCCGTTCTGGCCACCGGCGGTGTCCGAGCCTCGCGAGGTGACGGCGAGCGAGTCGCCTGCGGTGTTGCAGAACTCGATGACGTTGCGGAAGCCGTCCGGCAGCTGGTAGGCGCCGACGATCTTCGGCGGCTTGACGTTGGCCGGGAGCGGGTCCGGACCGGACTGCTGGGACAGACCGGCGCAGCCACTCAGGGCGAACAACGCGCCGATGGCGCTGGCGCCGATGGCGATCTTCTTGTTCATGGGGTGCTCCTCCGATGCGGGGCAGGTAGATATGGGTAGACCCTACCCGAGTGGGTAGGGTCGGTCAAGCGGTGGTTCAGCTCAGCGCCTTCAGGATCGCGGCCTCGATGTCGTCGATGAGAATCAGCGCGGTGTCGGAAGCGGGATCACCCTCCCAGGGCTTGTGCCCCGCACGCTGCTCCTCCAACACCGTGAGCGCGGCCTGGACAGCCTCGAAGGCCTTGCCCCCGACTTCGCCCCGGACCACGGAGATACTCGCGTCCGGGGGCAGCTGAGAGCCCCAACCGGTGGCGCTCAGGTTGACGTACTCCTGCTCGCGGGCGTAGTCGCGCAGCCGCTGCCGCGCCATGCTGATGCCGTCGGTCATCCCTGCATCTCCCTCTTGATCACTTTGAGTAGTCGCCGGGCGAGGTTCTGCTGGCCCACCACGAGCCCGTGTGCGAAGTCGTTGGGCGCGTCCTCGGCGCGCAGCATGGCGACCTCGCCGAGGATGTCCAGCGCAGCCCCCATCGCGTCCATCTGCCGGTCGGCGACGGCCTTCACCTCACCCAGCTCCAGCACGTCCATCAGCGACTGGGCGGAGGCCACGATCTCGTCGTGGTCCGGGTGCCGGGGCGCGCTCACTTGACCGGAGCCCTGCGGTAGAGCGCCACCATGCGCGCGGTCTCGTCTCGGGCGTCGTACTCGGGAAGCGTGCGCACGAGGGTGTAGTTCACGACTGCTCCGGAGGCATTGACCACGCGGATGTCCGGGTGGACCTGGTCGGACTTGGCCAGTTCTCCGCGATCCTCGTCGAGCAGCGTGTACATCGGCTCGGGCACCGGCGGCTTGGGCTTCTCTTGCTCGGCGACGTCCTCTACGTTGCGGTAGCAGGTGCGGCTGGTGATGCCGTAGGCACCCGGGCCGAACTCGGAGACCGGGAGACCCTCGCGCTGGTAGCGCCGCGACGAGCCGTCCGCGCCGACGTAGTCGAAGAACTTCAGGTTGAACGGCTCGGTGCCGCTCCACAGCACCTCGGCCGTCTCGGCGTCGAGCAGCTCGTACCGGTGCATCTCGGGCTCGGGCTCGACCGGCAGGAAGGCGCGGGCGATGCTCTCGCGCACGTCCTCGGGCAGTTCCAGCATCACCGCGTCCACGACCAGGTTCGGCGCGTAGTTGCGGGTCAGCTCGTGCACGGCGCCGCGCAGCTTCTGCGGCAGGCCGGTGCCGTCCTGGATGACATCCCAGTCGGGCTTCAGCACTCCGGTGGGGAGTGCAGACAAGGTCACGCCGTCGTCGATCAGGTGCTGGAGTACCTTGCGGCGCTCCTCGGGCTCCAGGCGCTTGATGGACTCGATGGCCACCGTCCTGCCGGTGAACAGCCGATGCAGGGTCTCCAGGCTGGCGATCAATTCGGTCACTTGTGGGCCTCCAATGCGGCGTTAATGCGGGGATGAAGTCATCTTCTTTGTAAGACTTTGTGGTGCGCAATGTAGCAAGAAGTCCCTGCGAATGCAGGACGCCTCTTAGATGATTTCCTTGAGGTCCGTCATGACCTCGTACAGCTCCTCGCGGCTTTTCTCCATCTCGGCCGCTAGGTGCCCCTCGGTGTCCTGCGTCCTCCCCTTGATCACGGCCAGCTCGGTGAGCGTCGAGACCGTGCTGTAGAGGGCGATGCGGGCCGCCAGCGTGACCCGGCCGTCGTCAGTGGACAGCGAGGTGATGCCGTCCTCCCTGCACGCGTCCACTATGTTCATCGCGCTGTTGAGCGCGTGCTGGACCGGAGTGGGCTTCTCGGGCTCGACCAAACCGGCCTTGACCAGCCAGCTGTCCAGCTCGCGCTCGGCATGCGCCTGAGCATCGGCCAGCCTCATCAGCTTCAGGGTCTCCTGCTTGCCATCCACCGTGTGGTAGGTCAGCGCGTAGGGCAGCTCGTAGTACTCGATCTTCACGCCGTCGTAAGCCCTGGGGTCGCGCGCGGTAAGTCGCAGGGTGAAGAACTTGACCCGGCCGCGCACGCCCACCCAGGCGTGCTCGCCCTCCAGCTTGCGCCAGCCGATCTTGGGTTCACTCATGATCGAACCTTCTCTTCCAGGTAGACGTTGCCCTCCCAGGTCGTGCCGATGCCGTACCGGCCCAGCTCGATCCGCTGGTCTTCGGTCAGGCCGGGGAAACGGGTCAGGTCACGCGCGCTGTTGCGTAGCGCGATGCGGGTGCGCTCCGTCGCCGCGTCGATGTGCCGGTCGGCGCCCTGGCGGATGCTGGCATTGAAGCCCCGGTCGAAGAAGCTCAGGAAGCGGCCGAACTTGTTCCGCTCGTAGTTCGCCTCAAAGCCAGCCAGGGCTCGGGCGAGGATGTCCTGCTGAGCCTGCTCGTTCTCGTTGCGCAGGCGCAGCAGCTCGCGGTAGTCGCTCATGATCAGTTCACCTCTCGCTCGACCTCGACGCCGAGGTCCTCCTGAGCCTGCTGGACGATGTCGATCATCGTGTCCAGGAGGTTGAGCGCTCTGTAGTACTCGGGGTCCTTGCCCATCTGCTCCAGGGACTTGAGCTGGGCCTTCAGGAACTCGCCGAAGACCATCAGGGCCTGAGTGGCCACGTACCCGGCGCGCTGCTCGTCGGTCTCGCCGTCCTTGAACCAGCGCACCTCGCTCCGAAGACGCTCAACCAGCTCCTGCGCGAGGGTGTTCTCTTCCTCGTGCTCCTCGGGCAGCGCGAGGCCCGTCTGCTCCGCGAATTCGGCCAGCACCTTCTCGGCGATCGCGCGCGACTTCGTAACGTTGCCGCAAGTGTGCATCGCACCGGTCCAGATGAACTTGAGGCTCCAGTCGGAGCTGTTCGGGGTGGCCAGGAAGGCACTTCGGGTCCCGACCTTGCCGAGCCAGCCGAGCGCGGCGCTCTGGTACTCCCAGATGATGCGTCCCATGATCAGATCTCCTCGGGGGTGTAGGTGACCTGGTAGGTCTTCTGGTCGTAGTCGCTGGTGCCGATGTGCACCCAGGTGCGCGCCGGGATGTGCTGTTCCGTGCGGCCGTTGACCAGGTACTTCGGCGAGTCGGTCCAGACGGCGTAGCGCTTGTCCCCGCTCGGCGAGGCCACGATCATGCCCGGGAAGGCCAGCAGGCCACCCTGCACGCGCAGCGCGGTCAGATACGGGTCGCCGTCCTTGGCCAGCTGGATGCTGCGCTGGTTGACGTACATGTGCGCCTCATCGGCCAGCGCCAGGGCCTGGGCTTTGTTCTCGGCCGAGATGTAGTAGCCACCCTGGGAGAAGCGCAGGCCGAACATGGTGCCGATCACGTGGGGCAACGGGTCGTTGCTCTCGCGGGAGCGAAAGATCTTGGTCATTGCGACCTCCGGTGCGGTCTCGAACTGATACGCCCACCCTACCTGAATGGGTAGGGTGGGCGCAAGGGCTCAGCTACGCGGGAAGGCGCTGATGTACTGCACGGCCACCGCGTCGGTGTCCGGCTGCTCGTCGAGGTCGATGAACGAACTGGTGACCACGTAGAAGTGGCCGCCGGTCCGGAAGACCGTGCCCTCGGGGAGCAGCGGGTACAGCTCGTGGCGCTCGTCGAAGCCGCCGCCGGGGGTCTCGATGCTGATGTAGGTGTCGAACATGGTGGCCTCCTCAGGCGTCGATGCGCAGGTGCTTGTTGGCGGCGTCGTGGGCCGGGCCCACCGGGATCTCGATCTGGGCGCCGTAGTCGTAGTGCTCGCCGGGGTCGATGACCATCATGATCACGATCGCCGCACCCTGCTCCTGCACGACCTCCTGCACCTCGAAGCAGGCGTGCAACTCGACGTCGATGACGCTGTGGCCCACCAGGTCGGCGGTGGCGGTCTCGGCGGTGAGCATCTGCATCTTGGCCTCCGGTGCGGCTTGGCTGGTGATACCTGAACCCTACCCGTTCGGGTAGTGTGCGTCAAGCCAGGCAGCAGAAACGGGCGACGGCATCAGCTGCCTGAAGTAGCCGATCGACGGCTTCTTCAGGCCCTGGAACTGGAACTTGTCCATCAGCGCCAGCCCCTCGTTCTGCCGCCAGTGCCACAACAGGGTGCGCACGGCCGGGGGCAGGGCACGCCACTCGGTGGTGCCGTGGCGCTCGTAGAAGCGCCACGTCCACGCGTTGTGCTCCAGCAGCGAGCGCTCACGCAGGGCCAGCAGCACCTCCAGTTCGACCTCATCCGGCGGCGTGGCGATGCGGTGCTCTGCGGCGCGGCGGAAGTTCTCGTTGGCCTCCTGGGCCGCCTGAGCGGCCGATGCGGCGTCGAGGTGCTTGCACTTCCAGTGGCCCGTCCACAGGTCACGCACACCCGCCTCGGTGGGCGTGCGCACGCCGCGCAGGACGTCGAGGTAGCGGTCTTCGATGATCACGGGTCTCTCCCATGCAGCAGAGGGCCGGGGCGCCATGGGGACGCCCCGGCCGAGGTGGATCAGGCGTTCAGGTCGGCCAGCATCGCCCGGCCGAGGTCGGTCAGGATGACCTGCTGGTAGGTGTGCGTGGTGGCGTGGACGTTGGCCGGGCGGACGTCGAGCGTGACGGCCTTGAGGTTCGTCAGCTTGCGCAGGGCCTCGCGACGCTCCGTCGAGATCGTGATGGGCATGCGGCCGATCACCTCGTAGAAGCTGTCCGCCAGCGCGCCGGTGCGATGCACCGTGGTGGTCGCCACCACCGAGCGCAGCGCCCAGGCGAACTCGTAGCTGTTGCGCTCGCTGATGTGGTTCAGGATGTCCTGGGCCTTGGCCTCGGCGTCGAGCGCGTCAACGACCTCGTCGGCGTCCACGCCGTGCTCGTCGAGCAGCTCGCGGGCGGTGAGCGAAACGAGCTTCGCGTACTTGAGCACCTCGGCGTGGCCCGACCCGAGAGCGGAGACCAGCTCCTCCAGCTTGTTGCGCTGGACGCGATAGAGATTGATCAGGTCCTGCGCGTCCTCGCTCAGCTCGGCGGTCTCGGGCGTGGTGTCGGTGTCGAAGTCGTTCAGCATCTTGGCCTCCGGTGCGGCGTTCAGCGGGTATGACACGACCCTACCCGTTTGGGTAGGGTCGGTCAAGGGTCAGGAGTGGCCGAGTTGCGCGGCCAGGAACGGCGCCCGCTCGTCTTCGGGCAAGCAGGTGATCAGGTCACCGATCAGCTTGGGCAGGTCCTCGCGGCTCACGCGCGAGGTCAGCTCGACCTCATGCGCCTCCGTGGTCAAGCGAACTCGTACGTCCGCCGTGCCGGGGTCGCCCACCTGCGCTGCCACGCTGGTGGTCACTTCGCTCCGGGCGTGGCGCTCTGTGCGGTCGAAGTAGCTGTCCATGATCGTCTCCTCAGACCAGGTTGACGACGACGGCGCCGTACTTCGTGCCGTCCCACTCGACCTCGAAGCCCTCACCCCGGAAGACCTCCACGAGCGTCTGCGCGGCCGTCAGGTCCGGGCCGCCGTGGTTGAAGTAGACGACGTGCGCGCACCGCTCCTCGCGCTTCTGGTGGCGACGGCTGCCGGAGAAGCCGTCCTCGTCCTCGTCGCCATCGCTCCACGGCTCATCGCGGTAGAAGGGCTGGCCGTTGCGCCACACCAACTCGTTGTCCTGGCCGCCGTAGTGGAAGGCGTTCGGCGTGGTCTTCGCAGCCTCGTCGCTGGGCAGGCCGACGTCCAGGCCGGTGGTGCAGCTGCGGCAGCAGGTCATGACGTTGACCGCCAGGTGGACGCCACGGGCCCGGACGCCGTTCACGGCGGCCTCGAACTTGGTCTCGACGTTGGTGAGCATGATCAGATTCCCATCTCCGCGCGAAGCGCGGCAGTCTGGCGGCTGTAGACGTTGGCGTAAGCCGTCTGGAGCTGGTAGCGGGCGTTGTCGGCGCTCACCGGGCCGAAGTCGACGAACTCCTGAACGATCTGCTTGGCGTCGCGCAGGGTGTCGGCGATGTCGGTGCTGGCGATGATCGGCTGACCGACCGCGTGCGTCACGTCCGCCGTGGTCTTCAGCTCACGGACGAGGATGTGCCAGCTCTTGCCGTCCTGGTAGATCGTGAACTGGTGCGTGTCGCTGCGGGCGAAGTAGGTGCCGGACCAGTCCTGGCGCTTGTAGGTGATCTCCACGACGACCTCCGATGCGGTCTCTGTAACTGACAAGACCCACACTACCCGTTCAGGTAGTGTGGGTCAAGTGCCGTGCTCAGGTCAGTGCCGTGGTGACGCTCTCGTCGTCGATCATGGATCCGATGTGCAGGTGCGGTGAGCAGGCCGCCAGATACAGGAAAGTTGGGGGCGGGCGCACACGCCCAGCGCCGCCCGCCGACCTGGACTGTCCAGGTAATCGGCAAGGTACGGCGACAAGGGCCCTGAAGGCCTCTCATTTCGCCGTAGAGAGTGCGGAGAGGCTCGGCGCCCCACGAGTCCCTCCGCGTCCCCAGGCACGTCCTGGGGAGCTTGTTCGCCCTACTTGGGCCGGGTGTAGGGCACCTCGTCGTCGGCGTCGAAGTAGCGCGGGGCGTGCCCGCCATCGGCGTGACGCACGCCGACGTAGACCTGGAGCTTGCCGTTGACGGGGTTGACGCCCTCGGACACGGCGTCGGTCAGGATGGTGATCAAGACGTTTCCGTCGGCGTCGCGGTACTCGTCGCCCGCCTGGAGTTCCTTCGCGAGCATGGCTCGCTCCCTTCGTGAGGAGAGGCCGGGGGCGCGAGACCCCCGGCCGGTGGACTACTTGACGGCGTACCACTCGCGGGCGGTCTTGCCCGCCGCCTTGCGGGCGGCCTCGTCCCGGCGAGCCGGGGCCAGCTTCTTGTCCGCCTTGGTGGCGATCTCGTCGAGCACCTCGGCCAGCGGGCGGTCTTGCTTGACCGCGATGGCCTTGATCAGCCGCTGCGCGTAGAGCCGCTCGCGCTTGGACATCTCGATCAGCTGCGCCGCGTGGCTCTCGGTCTCGGCCTGGTCGGCGTAGATGTCGTCGAGGCCGGACTGCTCCAGCGCGTCCACGGCCTTGATCTGCGCGGCGCGCAGGGTCTTGATCGTGTAGCCGTCGTCGTCCTTGAGCGGCGTGCCGTCCACGTCAGTGATGCCGTTCGCGGCGGCCTTGGCCTGCTTCACGGCGGCGGCGGTCTGGCGAGCCTCACGCTCGGCGATGCGAGCCGGGGTGTCCACGCGGGCGTCGCGCTTGGCCTGCATGACCTCGACGGGCAGATTCGGGAAGCAGCGGGCGCAGGCGTCCATCCCGGAGAGCGTGCCCATCTCGTCGTGGTCGGTGCCCGAGAACTGAGTCAACCAGCCGAAGTCGGTGTCGGCGAAGCAGGTGTCGCAACTGGTCGAGGTGTGCACGTGGCCGTTGCTGTTGAGGACCAGGTAGTAACGGTTCCAGCCGCCACGGCCTCGGTATTCGTCGTCCAGCTCGCCCAGCTCGGTGACCAGCAGCTCCATCTCGGCGTGGAAAGTCTTGATCTCGGCCTTGGCCTTGGCGATGGAGTCGTCGCTGTAGTTGCACTTCATCACATAGTCGGCACGCATCAGGCCGTGCTTGATCTCGCCCCGACGGATCATGATGGCGGCGATGCGGGTGTCGATCTCGGCGGGCGAAGCGGTGGCGAGGTTGGCGATCATCTGGGCCTCCGGTGCGGCTCATTCTTGCTGACAAGAACGACATTACCCTACCCATTCGGGTAGTGTCAACCGCTGGGCTGCACCGACATGTGCGTGTAGGTCACGCCACCGATCTCGACCCCCTCGTCCAGCTCGCGCCACGGCGCGCCCTGAGCGGCCTCGTGCAAGCTCAGAACGCCCTGCTGCTGGCGGTCATTGCCGGGGAACCAGAAGGGCACCACAAAGCCGTTCAGCTCGCGCAAGAGCGGGTTCAGCCGGTGCGGCTCCACGTTGCTCAGGTGCAGGCGAATGTCCGCCAGCGACTGCGGATTGCCCAGGGCCGGAGTGAGGAACTGGTAGGCGGCCATGAGGCGCTCGGTCAGCTCGGCGTCCATGGTCATTCGCCCGCTTTCGCGGCACGGCGGGCGGCGATGCCGTTGTCGTCCTTGAGGGTCACCAGCGCCCGGCCGCCGAGCTGACCCAGCAGGTGGGCCACGTCGTGGAACGCACCAGTCTCGGAGGAGCACGAGGACCACGGGCTGCCGTTGACCGTGACGCTCCACATCATGCTGCCGAACCTGCGCGAGACCGTGATCTCCGGCGTCTGCTCGGCGGTCGCCGCCTCGTCGAGGATGTCGAGCGGATCGATCTCGTGCCGGTATGTGTGCGCGGCCGGGTCCCACTCACCCCAGATTGCGTCGCTCATCAGAAGTCACCGGCCTGGCTGTGGCCGCCCGCCCAGGCTTCCGGCAGGAAGCCGTTGCCGGAGAGCCAGTTGTCGAGGCCCTCGACCAGCTCGATGAGGCGCGCGGTGTTCCCCGCGCTCAGCTCGCCGTAGTTGGCGTGGTCCTCGGTCAGCCTGCGGATCTCGGCCAGTGCAGCGTTGGGGTCCATGTCAAAGCTCCTCGGTCTCGTTGCGGACCTCCTGGACACCTATGGCGATGAGGTAGGAGGCGAAGTTCTGCCAGTCGCGCGCGATGGCGCGGCCCTTGACGTTGTAGATCCAGCCGTCCGCGTGGACGGTGTAGCCGTGCTCCTGGCCGTACTGCTTCGCGGCGGCGATCTGCACCGGTGTCGGGTCTTCCTGGGGCGGGAAGGGCCGGATGGCCTCGTTGCTCACGTCAGGCCCCTTTCTGGCGGGGGCTCCACCGGGAGCCCCCGCCGGTTGTCTCAGCGGATGATGCTGGCCTTGGCGGGCCGCTTCAGGTAGGCAAAGGTCTCGTCGTCGGAGGCCTGCTCGAAGGTGGCGGTGAAGGCCACCCGGGTGCCCTGCTCGACGTCGGCGATCGCGGCCGGGACGGTGCCCCAGACCCGGGCACCGTTGTCCAGGGTCACGGTCATCACCATGCGGACGCCGCCGGTGAAGTCGTTGTCCCGGGTGTCCAGCTTGGTCACGGTGCCCTCGATCGCCACGCGACCCTCGGGGGCCGGACCGGCGTCGTTCTTGACGGCCGCGATCTCCGCGTTGCGCTGCTCCTGCTCGGCGAAGCGCTCGTCGAGCTGGGTCAGGATCCGGCTGACGAAGGCCAGCTGCTTCGCGGAGACGTCGCCGCCATACTGGCGGGCCTTGCGGGCGATGTCGGCGAGCGGACCAACGCCCCAGATGTCCGCACCGGCGGGAGCGGCCGCCTCGATGTTCCAGGCGTAGGTGGCGTAGGCGAGGTCCTGGTGGGCATCGCAGGCGGCCAGGAAACCGTCCAGCAGCTTGTGCGCCTCGCGGGCGGCCTTGGCCTCGGCCATCATCCGCTTGACCTCGTCCTTGGCCATCGCGAAGCGACCAGCCAGGCAGTCCGGGCCGACCTCGACCAGCGCGGCCGACGGGTGGTGGAAGAGGACCGCGACGTAGCGCAGGTGCTGGCCGCAGGCGTCGCACTGGTGGTGCGGGTGGACGAGCACGTAGGGGAAGCCCTCGGTCTCCATCGCGCGGACCGCCTTGCGGCCCCGGCTGTCGTCGGCGCGGAACGGGCTGGTGTCGGTGTCCAGCACGCCGATGAACTTGTAGTCGGCCGGGTCGAAGTTGTCGTGGTTGGCGGAGTGGATGTCGTGGCGAGCGATCGTGCTGGTCATCGTGGCCTCCGGTGCGGCTCGTTCCGTGCTGACAGGAAGAACTCTACACTACCCATCTGGGTAGTGTCCATACCCTCTGACCTGCGTCTTTCGAACGCTCGCCTGGCGCTACACTTCCCGGTAGACGCGCGGGCGCCGCTCCGGACCCACCAGGTCGCCGCAGTCGACGATCCAGACGGGGCCCTCGGCGGTGCCCGGCCGGATGATGCCCCAGCCGAGGCCGTAAGGGTCGTCCTTCATCACGTGGGTGAGGAAGCGCGCGGCGAGGTAGGGCGCGTCGTCGTAACGCGTGTCGGACCCGGCGGCCTCGTTGGCCTGGAAAAACTTGATCATGACCTTGCTGACTTCGCTGCCGTAGTAATGCGTGTAGATCGCGGCCTCGACGCGGTCGAATTCCTTGAAGTGGATCATGCCCCGATCGCCCATGATGGACTCCCTTCGTTGTGGGTGTTTCCGGTGGTGGGTAGACGGCCCCGCCCCACCGGAGTGACGGGGGCCGCCGGTCTGTGGTTACAGCTGAGTCAACCCCTGGGTCACTCGCCGTTTTCGATCGTCGTTCGGATGGCGGGCAGCGCCTTGAGCGCGAACCACTCGGCCGGGCCACTCTCGCTCATGTGATACGAGCCGAAGTCCACCAGGCCCTCACGGCCGTCGTGCCACTCGCCGGTGTACTCGTTCTTCCACTTCCACTCGCAGCCTCGCTGGTCCAGCCAGAGGCCCAGCTCGTGCACGAAGCGCGCGTGCCGGTCCGAGCACGACTCGCCGCGCTCGTTCATGAAGCTGTAGCCGGTATCGATCGAGACCTCGACGGTGGCCCAGCCGTTCTCCGTGGGGTCACTGGCGACCCACTCCTCGTGCTCGCGCACGTCCTCGGCCGTGACCTTGTAACGCTTCTTCGGCAGGTCCCACTTCGCCCAACCGACCTCGGTCTCGCAGGAGTCGGTGTGCACGTGGGTCATCGGGCCATCGGCGCCGTAGTACATGATCAGCCAACCGTCGAGATCAATGCCGGGCTCGTGCCACAGGCTCTTCTGGCCCTTGCGATTGCCCTTCTCGACCTCGTCCCGGATCGAAACGTGGTCCGGGGTGTCGAGCAGCGTCCGGCAGTACAAGAAGATCTCGCGTGCACTCACGGGAGCGACGGCGCGGATCGCGATGCGGGTGTCGAGAGTCATGATCAATCCTCCAGTGTGGGATCAGGACAGGGCGAAGTTGATCCGACTTTCGGTGACCTCGTACTCGGCCAGCTGCTCCAGCAGCATCTCGCGGAAGTCCGCATCCGAAGCGGTGTCGACGACCTGACCGTTTTCGATGCCCTGCCACTCGTCACCTTTGCGGATCCAGGCGCACCCCTTGGTCGCGGTCCAGCCGGTCATCTCCCGAGCCGGAGTGAAGCGGAAGGCGGCCTTGAGCAGGTGTTCGGTGCGGAAGGTGTCGAGCGACATTGCGACCTCCGGTGTGGTCCTTGACTGACAAGACCCACACTACCCGTTTAGGTAGTGTGGGTCAAGCTCCGCCGCTCAGGCGTCCTGCGCGGCACGGTCCATGGCCTCGGCGAGCATCCGCTGGCGCGGCGCGTCGTCCCAGGTGTGCGGGCCGGTCAGGGCCTTGATCGCCGAGGCGATGGCGCCCTGGCCGTGCGTGTACGTGTCGTCCTGCATCAGCACGTCGCCCGCCGGGCCGCTGTCGGTGGCGGGACGGCCGCACACGAAGAACTGGGTCATGTGCATGTACTGGCCCTCGCCGGTGCGGGTGAAGCCCTCCTCGGTGACCGCGTACAGCTCGGTGCCGGGCACCTGGGCCTGCCAGTAGCGCAGCATCGTGTGCTCATCCGAGATGAAGCTGGGCTGCTCGGGGCTGGTCAGCTCGACGTGGTCCAGGGCGATGGCCATCGGTTCCTCCGGTGTCGGTTGGTGATGACCTTATACTACCCGATCGGGTAGGGTCAAGACTGGACAGAAGGTGGACAGTTACCGGCGGTCGTCCAAGATGTCCAGCTCATCCCAGACCTCCGGCGGCTCTTCGAGCGAGACCTGCTCGCGGCAGGTCTCCGTGTCAACGGTGGTGACTGTGCCGTCGTCCTGCATGTACGCAATCTCCAGGCGATCCGGCGAAAGCCAGACATGGGTGATCATGCTGTTCCTCCAGGGGAGGTAGGCCGGACGGGGCGGGAAGAGAATTGCCGCCCCGTCCGGGGCTCTCAGGCGGCCGTGGTGGCCTTGTCGTCCTCGGTCTCCTCCTTGGCCACGGCGCGGCCCAAAACCATGTCAGCGGCCTTCTGGGCCTTCCCGGCGGCCACGATGACCGCGCGCGGGTCCTCCTTGATCGTCTTGATCCAGGAGGCCAGGTAGGCGGCCGAGTTCTTCTGGGTGCTCTCGATGCCGGTCTCGGCGCAGAGGAACGCGGCGCCCATCTCGGCGATCAGCTCCTCGCGGCCGTAGGCGTGGCTGCCGAAGGCGTTGTTGCGGCTCTCCGCGCGGTTCAGGCGGTGCTCGGCGGCGGTCGAGTGGGTCAGCTCGTGGAACAGCGTCGCGTGGTACTCGTCCAGGCCGTGGAAGCTCTCCTTCAGCGGCATGGTCAGCTCGTCGGTGGCCCAGGTGAAGTGCGCCGAGTCGCCGCCGTGCTTGATGACCGGCTTGGCCTCCCAGGCGTCCACCACGGCCTGCGCGGCCGCGTGGCGCTCCTCGGGGCTGGGGACCGGACGGGCCACCGGGAAGGCGTCCTTCGGCAGTTTCTCGATGCCCTCGGTCTGGTCCAGGTTGAACACGTAGAAGTGCTTGAGCAGCGGGATCATCTTCTTCTTGCCGGTCGCCTCGTCCTCGATCGGCAGCAGCTTCCAGAAGGTGACCAGGGTGCCCTTCTGCGAGCCCTTCTCGCCCTTCAGGTGACCGCCCAGCTTGGCCATCTGGTTGAAGGTCAACCAGTACGCGCTGCGGTAACCCTTCTCGGCCTGCTCCAGGCCCAGCAGGAAGGCGTTGACGCCCCGGTAGGCCTTGCCCGAGGAGAGCGACTTCGGCGCGCCGGTGACGCTGTCCCACGGCTTGTTCCACGGCGCGGTGCCGTTCTCCAGCGCGGTCAGGATCTTGGTGGTGACGACGTCGTAGACATCGACCTTGGGCTTGCGGGCGGTGGTGGCCATGTTGTCCTCCGGTGCGGACGGTGTTCTTTGCTGACAAGAAGGACACTACCCGTTTAGGTAGTGTCCGTCAAGCCCCTTCGGCGACATCAGTCCAGCGGATCTTCGCCGGGTTCGAGGATCATCCAGGGACTGCCACCCGCATCGACCAGTACACGGGTGCCCGGGTGATCGAACAATTCCAGCAGCACCTGGCCCTCGGGCATGTTCTCGGGCGTGAAGCCCACGAAAATCATCGAAGGGACCGGCCAGGCCATTGGGTGCGGCTCGACGCTGGTCACCCGCACGACGGGGTACAGGGACCGTTCCCGGGTGCAGAACAGCCGGGAGCCGACCAGATCAGGCGTAGTGGATTCCAGGGTCAGGGGACGCATGCGATCAGCCCGCGTTGAAATTCTCGTGCACGACGCCCTGCTTCACGCGGGGTCCTGCCGTGCCGAGCTTCTGGAGCTTCGCCTTCCCGTGCGCCCAGACGTCCGGCGACTGGTCACCACGCGTGCCCTTCGCCAGCTCGCGAGCGAGCTTCGGCGTGGCCGCCGCGACCACGAGCGACTCCATCTCGTCGTAGCCGCAGTCCGGGCGTTCGATCAGGTAGAGGTTCAGCATGGCCGGTTCCCTTCGTGGAAGTGGCGGAGCGCCGGTGTGGCGCCCCGCCGGGGTGGAGTCAGTAGGTGATCGAGCCGCCGTCCATGCCGACCGGCATGACTCCGGCCTTGGCCAGCGCGCAGGCCTCGTCGGCGTCTTCGGCGTACTCCCAGCCCTCGTCGGCCCGGTTCTGCGCCCAGACGTGCTCGTGACCGGCTTCGCAGACGAACGCCCGGCCGTCGTCCCACGCCAGCGCGTCGCAGTTGAGGACGATCCGACCGCCGTCCTCGTCGGTCAGGTAACCCCAGCGGTCACGCGCGTAGGACTGCCAGCTGCACGGGCCAGCCTGCCCGGCGTAGCAGCGGCGGACCCCTTCGACGGTGAGATGGGTGCCCTTGCAGTTCCCGCAGGTGATGCTCGACATTCTGGCCTCCGGTGCGGCGCTCGCTTCGTGCTGACAAGAGGAACGCTACACTACCCATCCGGGTAGTGTCAACTACCAAGGTGCCCGGGGGCGGTGGATGACGCGCAGGCCCTGGCGCAGGATTCCCGGCGGAAGTGGCTCGATGGTCATCAGCCACATCGTCAGAACGGTGAGGATCCAGGCCAGCTGGCGAGCCAACCGGAGCAGCATCAGGACGCTCCAGCCGACCCACCGCAGGAAGTAGAACGTGACCAAGTCGTCGTACACGATCAGACCTGCGTGGCGGCGGCGACGAGGATTGTGGGTGCTGTCGGGTGGGCGCGGAGAAGCCCCGCCATGATCCGGGCCTGGCTCTTGCCGCTGGACAGCGTGACCGTCCAGTCGCCGTGCTCGTCGCGGATGAAGATCATGTGTCGAATGTCCGAACGGGAGCTGGAGAGCGTGACTCGGCGTCCCAGGGAGTTCTTGGCGGTGTAGGCGATCTTCGACATCTGGGCCTCCGGTGCGGCTCGGTGCTTGATGGGTTTAACGGTACACTACCCGAGTGGGTAGTGTCAAGCCATCTCCTCCAGCGAGTCGTACTCCACCGCCACCCGCTTACCGTCCACGAAGAGCACGGCGAGCGCGAGGGCATGGCGGCCGCCGGAGAGGCTGCCCAGGTAGGTGCCTTCCACCTGGTCGCCGGTCTCCGGCACGACGCCAGTCACCTCGGTGCCGATGTCCGGTTCACGCATCAGCTGCCCCGTTCACGTTTCACGCGTCCTCGGGCCAATTCACGCACCACGGCTGGCCGCCCAGGAGTCCAAGGCGTCCCACAAGGCGTGTTCGCGGCGCCAGACGACATCGATGACCACGAGATCTGCCGCGTCAGCGATGGCTCGGGACGCGGCGCCGGAGACGTACCGGATGGAATCGTCGTAACGCGGCTTCCCTCGGCCGCCCACCTCGCCCCACTCGGAGTAGCGCACCAGCGGCTCGTCGTGAACGAGGCTGTCCAGCACGAGCATGCCCGCGCTTTCCATGACGGCCCGGAAGGTGTGCAGCTTGGCCCGATCCAGGAAGCCCTCGACGAAGGCCCGGGTTTCCACCAGCTGCTCGTCTTCGCTGAAGGTGCCGCCGGGCTGGCTCTGATAGGTGAAGAACCCGGCGGCGTTCGCCCGCGCGAGCACGGGCAACAGGGGTTCCGTCTCCGCGTCCGGCACGTCATAACCGCCCGGGTGCGCACCCAGTTCGCCTCGGGCCCACTGGGCTCCGCACTGGCCCAGCTCGTCGACACTCTTGGCCTCGCGCCACTGGCGGCGCTGTTGGCGGTAGTAGGCCCGGTCACTCCAGGCGTCCAGCAAGTTGATCACATGAGTCCCCTCTCGGCGTAGATGCGCAGCTGGTCCTCCAGCGCGTGGGAGACGCTGCGTCGGCTGGCCAGGATGGCCGCCTTCGCCTCGTCGTACGGGGCGCGCGGCACGATGAAGCGCAGCCGGGCGCGGGGCGTCTTGGCGCGGAACGGCGGGCGCCGCGCGGGGTCGTAGGCGGGATCCGGCCGGGCCTCGGCGGCGGCCGCGAACAGCAGAGCGCGAGCGACGGCGGCGTAGTCCACTCCGTCGCTCTCCGCGCGCTTGCTGGCGAGCCGGTTCACCTCGGCGTCGAGCAGGATGTCCGCCTCGAAGGTGGGCTGCTCCGGGTCGATGCCGTGCTGAGCCAGGATCTTCGAGAACGTGGCCTGAATCCGGGCCACCTGCGCATAGCCGCGTGCGTACCGGCCGATGCGTTCGATCGTCACGCCTTGGCGTCCTCGGTCAGCTCGTCCTCGACGGCCAGGCCGACCTTCTCCACCGCGACTACCTCCCAGGTCTCGGCGTACACGCCGTACAGCTTGACGACCGCGTCGTGCGCCAGGGCCACGGCTTCCACGTGATCGCGCGGCGGCCAGGTGACGAACTTGTGGACGTAACCATCCACAAAGGTCGCTCGCCAGATCTCCTTGTCCTTCTGGGTGTGCTGGGCGGTCCAGCGCATGCCCACCGGAGTCATCGGCAGGTGATCACCGTTGCCCTGGGCCTTGGAGGTCCACTCCAGGCTCGCGCGCCGCTCCTTCGAGGGCTTCCCGCCGGTGTGCTTGGCCACCCACTCCGCCGAGCCGTCGAAGGCCTTCCCGAACGACTTGCCCGCTCGCGCGAAAAGGCCCGGCCCCTTCTTCTTCGGCCGCTTATTCGCCTTGGCCATGATCCCTCCCGGGTTGGTTCAGGATTGTGTACTCGCAGGGTATGTTACCCCGTAGGCTACGGGGTGAGTATCCTACGGTCATGACTTACGACCCTGAGCGTGACGAGACCCCGAGCTACGAGGGCGAGGTGGTCGAGGAGAAGGCCCGCATGCGCCCGCGTACGAAGGTGGCACTCGGCGGGCTCGTGGGCCTCGGCGTCTCGATCGTCGCCGAGCAGTACCTGATCGCCATCGGGCTGATCTGCGCCTACGTCGCGTGGATGTTCGTCCGCACGTGGCTGGCGAAGCGGCGCCGCGACCGCGCATGGCTCGACGGCGGCGGAACGATCGAGCGAGGAGGGATCCTGTGAAGCTGCCCGATGGCGGCAAGCTCGTGTCCTGGACGGGCTTCATCTTCGGCACGGCGGTGTCGGTCGCCGCGAATGTGCTGGCCGCCAGGATCCCGCCCGATCACGCCGCGTCGGACTGGACCCCTCGCACGGACACCCAGTTGGGCTCGGCGGTCTGGCCGCTGGCGCTGCTGCTGTCGATCGAGGTGCTCGCACGGGTCGCCTGGCCCAAGGGCGTCTGGTGGAACGTCGCACGCTTCGGTGGCCTGAGCATCGTGGCCAGCGGTGCGTTCGTCATCTCCTACCAGCACATCAACCACGTGCTGGCCTCGTGGGGCTACGAATGGCTGAGCCAGGGCGTCGGCCCGCTGGTGATCGACGGCTTGATGGTCATCTGCGGCGTGGCGATGCTGGCCAAGCCGGGCGCGCTGCGCAAGCTGCTCGCGGGCAAGGACGCGCCGGAGCGGAGGGACGTCATTCCCGAGGTCCCGAAGCCGATGCTGCGGCCGCTGAACGAGCCGAACATCGGCGGCCCGAGTAAGTCCTCGTCCGTCGAGGACTCGACGGCCCCGGCTGAGCTGGAGCACGGCGTCCCGGCGCAGCGCAACGGACACCGGGTGTCGGCAGCGCTGAAGACCGGCCCGAAGCCGCGCAAGACCTCGGGCCAGAGCGACGAGGAGATCGCCACCCTGCTGCGCGGGGAGATCGAGCGGGACGAGAACCCGGACCTCACCAAGCGCGGCGTGATGACGCGATTCGGCGTCGGCGCACCGCGCTGGACCAAGATCACCGAGCTACTGAAGAAGGAGGAGTCGTGAGCGGTGAGTCGAAGGGGGTCGTGAAGGAGATCCTCGGCACGGCGGGCGGCGTGCTCGTCGCCGAGGGGATCGGGCGGGGGTGGAAGCGCGGCCGCAAGCTGATGTTCCGGTGGCGGCGCGCGCTCACCCCGCTGTGGTTCGGGTTCCTGATCTTCCTGACCTGCGTCATCTGGCGCTGGCAGATCCCGCAGTGGTGGCCGATCGTGCTCACCATCCCGGTCGGCGGCGGCCTGCTGGCGGTCTTCGGGCCGAAGCTGTCGGATCGCTGGTCCCGGGTGGCGATGGCCTTCGTGCCCAGTGGGCTCGACAAGGGCAAGGACGGCGTGCTGGACCGGCTCGTGGAGCGGATCTACTTCGGCACGCTCACCACCTACATCGGCGCCTACATGGTCCTACGCATCGTGGACGGCTCCAGTTCGTTCTCCGGCTACATGTGGCAGATCGGAGTGGCTGCCTTCGGCGGCGCCTGGTGGTACCACCGCCGGGTGCGGGTGGCCGGACGGGCCGACCGCTTCGCGAAGAAGTGGCCGAAGCTCTCCGACAAGACGACCTGCCCGCCCCGGCTCGCGCCGCTGGTCGGCTCGAAGGTGGTCGACGCGCGGGCGTACGGCAAGACCTCGGTGCTGAAGATCCGGCTCGGCGAAGGCCACACTGTGGACTCCGTCTCGCACCTGCGTGACGCGCTGGCGAGCTTCTTCGGGATGCGCCCGTCCTCGGTGTTCATCGCGCCGGACCAGGACCAGGCTCGCAACGTGGTCATGACCTTCCTGCCGAAGGACCCCTGGGACGGCAAGATCGCGCACCCGATCTTCACCGATAGCGAGATCAAGCCGGGCGAGATCAGCCTGAAGTCGATGGGCAAGCGCTTCGCCATGGGCCTGCACGCCCACGGCGAACGGATCATGTACCAGCTTCAGCACACGCTGGTGGTCGGCGCGTCCGACTCGGGCAAGTCCGGCTGGCTGCACTCGCTGATGGCGTGGCTGGTCAGCTTCTTCGACGTCGTGATCGTCGGCATCGACATGGCCGCCGGGGCGACGCTGGGCGTCTGGCGCAAGACCCTCGCGCTGCCGCTGGCCGAGGACGTGGACTCGGCGGTCGTCATCCTGGAGCGCGTCTTCGGCGTGATCCGGGACCGGGAGTCCCGGCTGGGCCTGGCCTCGGAGGACGACGACGACGCCGAGGACAGCGTCGAGCCCGACCGCAAGACCCCGTGGCTGATCCTGGTGATCGACGAGTTCCCGGACCTGCTGGCCGAGGCCAAGGCGACCACGAAGTACAACGGAGACGGCAAGGCCGACGGCAACATGCTGAACTACGTGATCGCCCTGCTGTCGCGGATCGCGAAGAAGGCGCGCAAGTGTGGCGTGCGGATCGTCATCGCGAGCCAGAACGGGACCAAGGCGGACCTGGGCTCGAAGGAGATGCAGGCCCAGCTGCGCGCGATCGTGGGCCTGGGCCTGGACCCGCTCCAGTCCAAGAACCTCTGGCAGAACGACATGCACCGGGGCTGGAACTCGACGGCACTACGGAACGGCCAGTTCCTCCTGAAGGACGACGAGCACGGGACTCCGGACCCGGGCAAGGGGTACTGGGTCGAGAACAAGGACCGCCGGGATCTCGTCAAGAAGGTGGCGCCGAAGGGATACCGCGAGGTCTTCCTGGAGCCCACCGCGTGGGCGATCCTCATGGGCGAGACCAAGCCGGAGACCATCGAGGGCGAGGTCATCGCGGAGGAGACCTTCGGTCCCGAGTACGCGGTCCTGGAGTACCTCCGGGTCGAGGCCCAGGACGGCGCGAAGGTGGAGACCATCTCCGACGTCCTGACCAAGGCCAAGGAGGAGACCGGCGGGTCCGGTCCCGGGACCAGCCGGGCGACGATCTACCGGCACCTGGAGAAGCTGGAGAAGGGCGAGCTGGTCGTCCGCAACGGCGGCGGCGAGGGCTTCTGGAAGGCGGCCCCCGTCACGGCCACCACGCCAGTGCCCGAGCCCCGCACGGAGACGGACGGGCCGGTGGTCATCGCCAGCATCCAGGGCGAGGCAGTGTCGAAGTAGGCTTCGAGTAGGGCCGTTTGCGCAGGTCAGCGACCCTACGAGCGGTTTAGAGTACAGCGAAGCCCCCGGGTGTCCGACCACCCGGGGGCCTTCTGCTGTCCCACTCCCAAGAGGAACCAGGTCAGGCTAGCACGCGTCTGACCTGCGCAAACGCGCCCCGCGCGCCTGCGAACACGTACGTACGTACTGCATGTGCACACGCTATGTGCGCGCTCGGGGGCGCTGCGCGTCTCATGTCGCACGTCTCACGTCATGCGTAACGTGCGCAGGCGCGGGGGCTGCGAGAACGCGAGATCGATCATGTTTGCCCAGGTCACTGACCTGCGGAAACTCTCAGAGGCCGTCCTGGGGGTCTCGACCCGTCTCATCCTGGGTCGCGATCATGAACGAGCCCCCGGCAGGTGCTCCCGGGGGCTTTCATTCGACACAGCGTGACTAGTTCTGGTCGTCCCAGCGGAACAGCCAGCGGCCGTTGCCGTGGTCCTGGACGACGCCCGGGATCCCGCATCGCCGGTGGGTCTCGTTGAGGATCCGGGTCACCTCGGGACCGGCCACCTGCTCGACGAACTGATCGAGCCCATGGGCCCAGACCCAGGCGAGGATCCCAGCCGGGTCCCGGTGCGGCTCGAAGGTCACGTGGAACAGCACATCCCGCAGAGACCCGGAGTCGCTCTGGTCTCGGATGGTGTCCCGCGCGGCTCCGAGTTCCATGATGAGGTGTCCCACGCTCGGCGCGAGACCCAGGCTGGGCCCGGTCTCGGTCCCAGCACTCACGGCATGGTCCCGACCCAGCGGAGCTGGAACCGCTCGGGACTCGCCTGGGTCACGGTACCGTCGAGATCCAGGTCCACCGAGGCCGTCGTGAGGACCTCCTGGGCCAGGTCCGTGTGGGCCCAGCCGTACTCGTCGGCCGGGACCGCCGCCTCGATCGCGGTCCCGTCGACCCCGGTGAGGCACAGTTCCGAGATCACCCAGTGCCGGTCCCGGTCCCGACGGTCCTGCTCGTTCAGCACGCCGTCCATCGTGACGCGCGGCTGTGGCATCACCTGGACGAGCCGATCCTTCACCGCCTGCGCTGCCGCGAGCACCTCCGCCATCGCGGGCGGCGCCTCGATCTTCGTGTTCGCCATCTCTCTCCCTTCTCAGCTCCCGGCTGTCCGGGAACTGTCAATTGGTCAGAAGCTGGACGATCTCCCACCACGGCCTTCCGGCCGTCATCAGCGTGGCGGTGCCCAGCAGGCCGACCCCCACGGCCAGGCTCATCGTCACGGCGCCCTCGCCGAGATTCACCCACGACCAGCGGGACAGGGTCTTGATCCGGCCCTTCTCCCGGTGGCCGCCGACGCGGAAGCGGGCGATCTCGGGGCAGGTCCAGACCGAGAACCAGCGCTTGCCGTTGCGCTCGACGAAGGGGGCCCAGAGCGGGATCCCGCTCAGCGTGATGCTGTCGCCCCACAGGTGCGCGAAGTGGCCCAGGGTCATGGCCAGGGAGGCCCACAGGGCCCAGTCGGATGCGGGACTGGCCGAGATCCCGAAGTAGGTCCCGAGACCCACCAGGAGGCCCCAGACGGCCGTGTGGGTCAGGGTCCGGTGACCCGGGAACCGGCCCATCCGGTCCTTGCTGGTCCGGGTGGCCTCCCAGACGATGATCGAGACCTTGTTGATCAGCCAGGCCAGGCCCCAGGTGATGGGTCCCAGCAGCTTCGCGGCCTTCGCCTTCGGCATGTCCAGGTCCGGCAGCAGGGCGCCGATCCCGACGATCCCGACGAAGACCAGGGTCACCACCGCGTTGGCGGGACCCGGGTGCGGGACCAGCGGGGCCACGGCGAGCGCGACTGCGTACCCAGAGAGTTGGTGTCCGGTGTGTTCCACTCAGCCCTCCCGGGTCAGTTCTTCGCGCCGGAACGGCAGGATCTGCCCGGTCTCGTCCAGCCGGACCTGGAACGGCCAGCCGAACCAGGTGATCGCCGAGTCGATCGCCACGATCTCGCCGGAACGGCGGACCTGGGTGGCGGCCAGGCTGGAGTACAGCTGCGGGTGCTGATGCTCCTCGACCCAGACCTCGACCCGGTCCCCGACGGCGGGGTGCCAGAACTCCATCAGCCCTCCTGGTCCATGACGGCGCGCGCCACGTCCGGGTCCATCCGGAATCGGATGGACCCCTTCCAGGCCTGACGCTCGAAGAGCCGGTCGTCCCGGATCGCCTTCCGGACTCCGCCGAGAACCCCGGACGCCTGGCGTGAGTCGAGCCCCATGGCGTTGCGCAGCGCGGGCCAGCTGATCCACGTCGCGTCGTGAGCCAAGGTCAGTTCGGCCAGCGCTCGCAGCAACACGCGGCCCGAGGTACCGAGCTTGATCCAGGCGCGATCCACGCGATCTTCAGCGGGCTCTGGTGGCTGGTTCTGCGCGACGACTCGGGCAGTCACCTCGGCGACGTAGCGCGCCAGCTCGGGCATGACGGACTCCGGCACGGTGGCCTGGAACGAAACCCAGGTGGTCACGATCCCTCCCGGGTCTCGCGCTGCTTCGCGGCGTCTCGCAACTCGGCGAGGTACTGCGCCACCTGACGGCAGGCCCAGGCCTCGGCGGACATGGACTTCTCGCTGCGCAGCTGATCCGCCTTGCCGTAGGTCTCGGCCGCCCGCTCGTACTTGCGCTGCGTGGCCAATACGGCGTTGCGCGCCTTGTTCAGCGCCAGGACGTGCTCCGGTCCCAGCTCGATGCTCATGAGCGCACCTTTCAACGGGCCGCAGGGGCCGAGATGCGGGTGGCCGGTGCCCTGGCAGTCCCAGCACCGCCCGCCGGTGGACTCGTCGTAGACCTCGCCGGTGCCGTCGCAACGCGGGCAGCAGCCCTCGCACGAACGGACGTGCAGCTGCACCACGCGCCGGTATCGCCAGTGCGCCAGGGTCGCGAAGAAAGCGGATCCGAGCGCCAGCAGGACCGCGATGCCGTCGAGCAGGTAGTGGATCATGAGTCGTGCTCCTTCAGCTTGGCCGCGACCACGCCGGGCCGGTTGGGCTCGCGGTAGGAAGAGCTGTGCCGGAAGCAGTAGGCCCGCATGTCGCACATGCATGGCCTGCGGCCGGGGCGCCAGACCCGGTAGAGCACCCAGCGGTAGATCCCGCTGTAGGACAGCGTCAAATTCCACAGGACGAAGGCGCCGGTGGCCATGCCCAGGTAGGCGAACAACGCCGCCCAAGTGAAATCTTTCGGCCAGATGGGCAGGAGCGAGACCGCGAGAAGCGGGCTCCAGACGCTCACGCTGAAGAAGGCGGCCGACTTCAGCGTGGCGCCGAGTCCGTCGAGGAGCAGCTTCCTGCTGATCATGAAACTTCGTCTCCGATCACGAAGACGCCGTACTGATCCAGGTGGCAGTAGAAGTCGCCCTCGCCGAGGGATTGCTGGAGCTGCATCGTGGCCGCGCGGGTCATCGGGCAGTCCCGCAGGTTCGGACGGCAGGCCAGCGGATGCTTGATCGTCCAGCTCTCCGGGGCCAGGCTGATCACGTGCTGGCCGTTGTCCTCGACCGGCATCAGCCGGACGGCGTCCTCGGGCAGCAGGTCGGGATCCTCGTTGTTCACCAGAGGGCCGTTGGTCAGCAGCCAGCAGAGCCCGGCATCGACCTTGATCAAACCGTGGGTGGGTGACCACCACAGCTCGGGCATCTCAGGCATCTCGCTCCGCCTCCAGCTCGCCGATGCGCTCGCGTAGCCGCTCGTTCTCCTCGCAGACCCGCCAGAAAGCAGCCTCGGCGGAGTGCTCCTCGCTCAGCATCCCGCCCGCGACGAAGACGTCCCAGGTGCGCTCGGGGAAACTGTCGGCGAAGTCGTGAGCAGCCGTGGCGAGCATCTCGAAGAGCCTGTCCAGCTGCTCGCCGCCGAGCGCCGCCGGGACCTCGATGGTCATCTGGAAGTCCTCGATCTCCTTGCCCGCACGCGCGGCCGACCACATGGCCGTCTCGACGGTGTTCACCAGGGCTTCCAATTCCCAGCCCTTCTCCAGACTCATGTCCTTGGGGACGTAGATCCGGAGGAAATCCTCGAAATCCTCGCTCATGAGAACAGGTCCAGCATCGAGAGACCGTGGCCGAAGCCGTTGCGCAGGGTTTCCGGGCTCATCGCTTCCATCCCCTTCTGCTGGCGCAGGCCAGCCATAGCCAGGTCCCAGCGCTCGTCGTCGGTGTGGTCGTCGTACCAGGCGTCCTCGTTGAGCGGCTCGCCCTCGTCGTCCCGGGGGCCGACCCACCCGGCGACGTACTGGTTCGGGAAGCCGTCGGTCACCGAGTAGGAGGTGACCACGGGGTGCTCGGCGCCGGAGCGCAGCAGCTCCTGCACCTTGTCCCAGCCCATCCCGTCGCGGCAGAGACCGGCGTCGAGACCCTGCTGGATCACGTCGGCCAGCCAGGCCCGGTCCGGGCCCTCGACCCAGGCGTGGATCTCGCACTGGGCATGCAGCCGGGCGAAGAGGCACAGCGGGTTGCTGCCGAGGGCCAACACGGTGTTGAGTTGGAGTTCGAAGTTGTCCAGCGGCTTGTCCTCGTGCTGGAAGATCTTCTCGCCGTTGATCGCGAAGCTCGTCCGCAGGTGGTCTTTGGCCAGCATGGGCCCCTGCTTGGCAAACGTGACCGGGTCCATCGGGACGCCGTTGGGGTAGGTCTCGACCGCGAACTTCCGCCGGGCGGCCGGAGTCATCAGCGCGAACACCTCCCGGTCGCTGTAGCTCGGGATCAGGGCCGCACTCAGGTCCGAGGTCAGCAGGCCCATATGCGCCCGCTCGGAGCCCAGCACCTCCGCCTCGCCCTCGTGCTGGGTGTGGAAGTAGATGCGGCTCATCGGCCCCTCCGGAGGTCGGTCTCGGCGCAGTCGTAGCTGTCGCCGTCGGGAGTGGTGCAGTCGATGACCTCGTACCAGCGTTCACCGCCCTCGGTGGCGATCCAGGTGTCCACCGCCTGGCCATCGACCTCTTGGCCGTAGCGGTTTCGGAAGATCAGGGTGTCCTTGTAAAGCGTGAACAGCTGCGGGACGTCGCTCATTGGGCTTCCTTCCGGAAACGGGTGCGTTCGATCACTTCGTCGATCTCGTCGCGCAGTTCTTGAGGGAGCTGCGGGAAGGCCTTGTCCGAGGACTGCACGTCGCGCAACAGACCCATGGCCTGATAGCGCTCGGTGATGGCTTGCTGAGCCCGGTCGACCAGGTCGGCATCGCTGCCTCCGGCCGTCAGCTCGCGGCGGTCCATCGAGGTCATCAGCAGGCGCTCCAGCCGCGCCGATTCACGCTCGGCCTGCTTGGCCCGCCTCACGGCAGCCGCAGCCTTGCGGCGCCCGTCGAAAACCTTGGAAAGACCCTCCATCAGGCCCCCGCCGAAGAGCACGCCGAAGAGCACCATCCAGAAGATGTTGTCGTTCAGGAATTGCCAGAAGGTCATGGCCTTCATCCTCCAGTGCGGATGCGTTGTGGATGGGATACTACCCGATTGGGTAGGTGATCACAAGCGTTTCCGGCGACGATCCTGCCGTATCGAGCGCTCGCGGTTGGACAGCTTCGCCTCGCGGACGGCATGGATGAGACGCTGCACGAGACGTGCGAAGCCGATCACAGCGGCCACGACCAGTTCATCGGCGCCATCTCGCGCAGCTTGGTCAGATGGGTCTCGACCGAGAACCCCGCGAGCGGGACGAACCGGCCGCGCCAGGTGAAGCCGCCCTGCTTGCTCGCGCGGTGGCGGGCGAGGGTGGGCGGGGTTCTCAGCGGCAGGCTGCACACGCGGTACAGCAGCTCCTTCAGCATGATGTCTTCCTCCAGGGCGGAGACGGGCCGAGCCCGGCAACTGACGGTCACACCAGTTGCCGGGCTCGGGTTCGGGGATGAACAGCTCAGACGCAGGAGCGGGTGAGCTTGCGGCGCTCGTCGGGGGTCGTGCCGCCGAAGATGCCGTGGTCGAGACCCTCGTCCAGGGCGAAGCCCAGGCAGACCTCGCGGACGGGGCAGCGGGCGCAGACCGCCTTCGCCTGCGCGACCTGCCGCTCGCCTGGGCCGACCTCGGAGATCGGGAAAAACAGCTCAGGATCCTCGTCCTTGCACGCGGCGAAGTCGCTCCACGCGAACTGCTCGATGCGCTCGTTCATGATCGGCCTCCTCTCAGGCCTTGGTACGAAGTGAAACGGAATGGAATGCTCTGGAACAGCGGATTACCGCTGGACTTCGCCACGGTCGACGACCGCCGACATCGTGTTGAGTGCGTTCTGGGCCTCGTCGAGCAGGTCGGTCTTGCTCAGGTCCTGTCCCACCATGGCGGGGTCGAAGACGAACTTCACCGGGACGGTGATCTCGTACAGGCCATGTTCGTTCTTCGGGGCGGTCATCGTGGCCTCCAGTGCGGCGTGGCCGGTGTACTGATCACAGTACCCGAATGGGTAGGGTAGGCGCAACCCCCTACTTCCGGCGGCGCTTCCGGCGCCAGCGCCGGAACAACGGCTCGAAGCCGAGCCAGAGGAATGCCACGCCCGCGACCGCAGCGCCGGACACGCCGACGTAGCCCAGCGTGGTCACGAGGCCAGCTCGCGCAGCTCGGTCAGCACGTCCTCGGGGATGACCTCGGTCAGGCCGAGCATGTCGGCCAGCTCCAGGTAGTCCTCCGGATCGGTGGAGAGCCGCAGGAGGTTCCTGGCCGCCTGCACCCGCTCCCCGCGCCGGTAGGCCTGCTCGGCCTCGCGCATCTCGACGTCGGTCTTGCCGAGCCGGGTGGTCAGCGGGTTCCAGGTGCCGTTGTTGGTGATCGTGCTGCGCATCAGGCGGCCACCTCCTCGATGTCGGTGTGGATGACCCCGGTGGCCTCGAAGCCGCCGCGCTCGTCGAAGGGCTCGCCGTGCCAGCCGCGCTGCCAGGCGCGGTAGGAGACGGTGGTCGGGTGGTAGGGGTTGTCCAGGTCGGGCTGGGCTTCCAGGTGGGCGGTGTCGCCCTGGCGCCAGGCCAGGTAGGTCTGCTCGGTACGCGGAATGGCACTCATCTCCGCTCCCTTCGGTGTGGGAATGGAGCAACCCCTACCCGGCGGCCCTAGGGCATCCGCCGGGCGGGGGTTGCTGGCTCTTCATCTATTGACGGTGCTTGAGAGGGCCAACGGACCGCTCGAAGGCATCCAGCACCGGCGCCGGGATCTTGCCCCGGCTGCTGACCCTCATCCCCTGCTGGGCGGCCCAGGCGCGGACGTCGGCCAGCTCGGCGCGCTTGGCCTGCGCCGGAGTCATGTCCCGGCGGGTCTCCACGTCGATCAGCGGCCGGGCCGCCGTGACGTACTCGATCAGCGCCGCGCGCAGGTCCTTCGCGTTGCGGTCGGAGAGGTCGATGACGTAGCTCGTGCCGTCGATGCCGAAGACGATCTCCTCGTCCGCCGCGACATCGAGGTTGCCGCGCTGGCGCTCCAGGTCGTCGACCCGGCGACGGATCACTTGTTCCGCCATTACGGCCTCCCTTTCCGTCGGATTCTGCTGGACATTGCGCAGAGTTCTGAGGGTATTCAAGCGTATATCACTCACCTCTTTCGATCAATAAGTGCGAGACTTCGATACGAGAAGAGCCGGGAGAGCGGTGGCTCTCCCGGCTCTGTTGCTCAGAATTTGCTTGCGCAAACGGGGCCAATACCCCTGGCGCGGGACTCCTCGTTGGTCAGCGTCCGGTGGCAGACCCCGCAAACACCCAGCTCCTTGCCGTACCGGATCGCGGCGGCCTTCGGGTCCTTTTCGATCTTGGCCAGCACGCTCTTGGCGGTCGGCCAGGGCAGCTTGTGCAGCTCGTCGGAGGCCTGGAGCGAGACGGTGTAGAAGCCCTTGGGCGAGACCTCGACCTGGTAGAAGGCCAGGTGGCCTTCGTCGGTGTTGACGGCGTAGCTGCCGTCGATCACCTGGGGGCGCGGCGGGACGGGCTCGACGACCCGGGTGGCGATCGCGAGGTCGCGCAGGTGGCCACGCTCGATCTTGAGCAGGTCGATCTGAACGGAGGCGTGGGAGAAGGTGAGCAGGCCCGCGTCGTCGGCGACCCGCATCTGCTCCCACAGCTCGACGCCGCGCGAGCGGTTGTAGGCCGCGATCTGCGTGATCAGGTCCCGCAGGAACTTCAGCTGGCCCTCGGTGCGCTGGCGGGGCTGGTTGCGGGGGATGTTCGAGATCGTCGCGTTCATCTCTGCCTCCGGTGCGGCTCTCGTGCTGACGAGATGAACACTACCCGTTCGGGTAGGGTGACGTCAACCCTCGTCCTCGGCCTCGATGATGATGATCGCGTTCGGCAGAGGCAGGAGGGCGCGGTCGATCTCCTTGATCAGGAAGCCGTCCGGCTCGATGCCCTGCTCGCGGCACACGCGGTTCTGAACGACGTCCACCCAGACCCAGAAGGCGGCCCAGTCGACGCGCTGGCGGCCGAAGGCGGCCCGGGGAAGCTGGAGCCCCGCCAGCCACGGGTGCTGCCGGTGCAGCTCCTCGCGGAGGCACTCGACCACCGGCGGCGGGTAGAAAGTTAGCGCGGGCAGCCCGATGCCCGAGATCCGCCACATCAGCGGCAGCAGGCCCTGGTTCTCGGGGATGTCCAGCCGGGCGCGCACGTGCAGGCTGAGCAGGTCGACGAAGTGGAACCTCTCCGGGATGTCGAAGAGGCTCACTCCGCCGCCGGGCTCGCTCATGACGCTGGCGGAGTCGCGAAATCTTCGAGGTCGATGCCCGGCGGCGGGGCGAAGCCGTTGCCGATCTCGGCGACCTTCTGCCGGAAGTTGCCCAGCAGGTCCTTGACGGTCTCACGCGCGTAGGCCTCGTCCACACCCGCCGAGATGAAGACCGTGTTGGCCAGCCGCTGGAGGCCGTTGCCGGTCGGGATCTCGGCGTAGAGCACCAGCGAGCTGACCATCCGCTCCTTCTCCGTCGGGTGCGGGAGAGTGCACAAGCCCAGCTCCCAGCGGACGTCGAGTCCCGGGCCGTGCTCGGCGAAGGCCTCCTCGAACCACGGCTCGACGGTCGCGAACAGCCGCTGGGGGCCAGACGTGGCGGTCATTCGCCCTCCTCGGGGATCAGGTCGAGCAGCTTGAACATGTCGTCGAAGGACAGCCGGACGTACCCGCGCCCGTCCTTCGTCGGCGCCACCTTCTCCGGCGTGACGCCGAACTCCTCCAGCTCCTGCGTGAGCTGGAGGGTCTCCAGGAACATCTCGCGGTTGCGCTCGGTGTTCGGGATGTGGTTCTGCTCGAAGTCGTAGAGCATTTTCTGGTAGACGTCCGGAGGCATGTCCTCCGGGAGCTTCAGGTCCAGGAAGTCGGTCTCGGAGATCAGCCGGGCCACCTTGCGTTCGAACTGCCAGTCCCGGGCTGCGGGATCGTAGCGAGCGCTCACCTTCGAATACGGCATTTCCCTCGCTCCTCCAGTGCGGATCGGTTGGCCTCATGGTCTCATACCGTTGGCCGCCCGCCAGCATCTGTGATGATCACCGGGCTGGAGCCGGGCTGTTACTCCAGTCTGCCGGAGCGGCGAGGGAACCGGGGTCTTCCGTGGCCCGGCGGTGACAGTCGAAGAGCTTTTGCATCAAGCCTTTCTGGTCTAGTGCTTTATCGATCACATTGCGTGGATCCCACCAGCCCTCGCCGTTCGGGCCGAAGGCGTCGGAGCGGTTGACGTGCACGAACTCCCAGAGGGCCGCACCGTTCTGGGTCCGGTAGGGCTCCGGCATGGCCAGGATGCCCTCGGCTGCTTCGACCATGCCCCGGACCTCCTCGGCCAGCCCCGGACCCTCGGGGAAACTGGCCATGGACCAGCCCGGCAGGTCCGGCGGCTTCACGATCCACTCGTCGCCTGCCACGTCGTAGGCCGCGTAGGGCCGGATCTCGGCGATGTCCCAACCCTGGAGGTTGCAGAACCAGGTCTCGTCAAACGTGCCCGGCACGCCGGGGAAGACGTGCTGCGGATCGTTCAGCTCGGCGTGCAGCTGCTGGGTGAACTCGGCCGCGATGATCTCGTCGGCGATCCCGTCGAAACCGGGCACGGCAGCCCGCAGCGTCGAGTAGTGGAGCCCGATCGAGAGATCGAAGTCGCCATTGCCGACGCGGGCGCGGCTGGTCCAATTGCTCGCCTCTGATCCAAAGAAAACGATCTTCGCCCAGCTGGCCCAGCCCTTGTAGCCATGTCGGCGGCAGAAGTCATCGAACTGCGTGATGACGTCCATCCGGATCGAATCGCGCAGGCAGTCGTCCTCGTCGAAAAGCCGGGTGTCCAGGCCATAGGTCGGACCGAACAGACGGTCTCGGGGAGCGGTGTAGCGCGCCGTGATGGTGGTGCCGTCGGGTCGCTTCGGCAGACGACCGAGGTCCACCAGGTCCGAGACCGAGTAGTGTGCGAGGTCACCTTCATGGCTGATCGAGCCGTCAGCGTGTTGCCAACCGTCCTGGGGGTCGTACGCCATCGGCAGCCCGCAGGGGCAGCGAGGCTGCTCCTGGGCGGCGTACCGGGGTATCCTGGCCAGCTCGTGCTCGGGTACCTCACGCAGTACCCGGAACCCGTGCGGGCTCATCATGTCGGCGTCGTAACGAGGCTCGTTGACGTCCTCTTCCAGGGCGTGCTCTGGGCCGTTGTGCCTGACCTCGTAGACGCGCGGACGGCCGCCGGTGTCGACAGAGGACATCTCGGCATAGCTGCGCGCCATCTGCGGGTCGTGCGTCGCGTAGGCCCGGTCGGTCCGGGTCAGGCCGGTGGACACTTCTCCCTGGCCGTGCCGATCGGCGGGCACCACGCTGGTGAGATCGCGCGAGGTTCCGTGGTAGAGCGGCCGAGCCGCCGCCCTAAAATCCAGGCGGCTCCCGAGAGTCCGGCCGCGCGAGACGGACTTGCCTCGGGTGTAGCTGTTCCACCAGGCCTGCCCCTCATCCGTCCGGTCGCCGTGGTCAATCGGCGTGCGGGGGTGGCGTTCCTGGAGGTGATCCATCATCTGGCCGCCGTAGCCGTTGCCCTGGTGCTGGGGCTCGACCTCCAGCCGATCGATCTGGATCTTGTCCTTGGAGCGGCGCGGCGTTCGGTACTTCAGGAAGCCCACTCGCTCGCCGGTCTCCGGGTGGACGCCGTGGATGGTGTGGCTGCTCGGCCACGTCGAGCCGCCGTTTTCCCGCTCTTCGTGGTGGAAGTCCAGATCCACAGAATCCTCCTCGGGTTCGCTCGTTGGGGAGCGATCAGTCGCGGCTGAACAGCCAGATCAGCAGGACGGTGGCGCCCAGGGTGACCACGTTGGCGATCAAGCGCTGGCGGCGCTTGCGCTTCTCCTCGTCGGAGACGAACACGTCGAAGCGGATGTCGGTCAGCTTCTCGTAGCGCGGCAGCACCATACGGTTCAGCGCGTGCCGGTAGGCCACCACGATGAAGGGCAGCGCGACCCAGATCCAGGGGATCACGTCCGGCGCCAGCCCGAGCAGCATCAGCGAGAGGAAGGCGAACATGCCGGTGGCGTAGTGCACCCGCTTGACCGACGCTCGGCGGGCCTCACCGCGCCAGTTCGCGTGCATGACGCGCTCGTTCTCCCGGCGGACCAGGTCGATGTCGGGCATGCCATAGAGCCGGTCGTCGCGGGTGTCGCGGTACCAGTAGACGCCGTCGCTGACGTCGATCTGCACCAGGTACTTGCGGGCGTCGGACTCGCGCTGCGGGTAGCTCAGGGCCCAGACGTCCCAGGCCGGGCCGATCTGGTCGTCGTAGGTGACGTCGAACTCGACGTCCTCGGCCGGGGGCTGCTCGCGGTAGTCGCGGCGGACCTCTTCCCAGCTCAGGGGCTCGAAGTCGGTCATGGCAGCCTCCAGGTGGTGGACGGAACACCACTCATACTACCCAAATGGGTAGGGTAAGTCAACGAGGCATCCGGACACCGGCGCGCTGGTGCGTCCGCTCGAAGGCCGACCGGCTCATCCCGAGCTTGGTGATGATCTCCATCCGCTTCAGGCCCTGCTCGGCAAGGAAGGCGGCATCTTCGATGACCTCGGCGGCGCGGCGGTAGACCCTCGGGTACTGGTCCAGCTGGCCGAAGTGCCGGGCGTGGGCGAAGCAGCGGCGGCAGAGGTGCCGGGACTTGTGCACGACGAAGCCCGGGGGCGGTCGAGTTTCGACCGTCCCCGGGACCATCGGCCAGTCGCACCTCTTGCAAGGCGGCAGGCTGGATTTCACTCGCTCGGCGCCTCGGCCTGGACCGCGTAGCGCTCGTCGAGTGCTTCCGCCACGAGGTCGAGCAGCTCCGCACGCTGAGCCGCACGGACGGAGCGACGGCTCTTGGCCTTCACCCCGGCCGGGGCCGAGGCCAGGCAGTCGATCTTGTAGTGGCAGCTGTGGCGAGCAACGCGGTCCCGGCGCGGGGTAACGGTGACGTCCATGACTTTGCCTCCAGTGCGGCGGTGTTCCTTGACCTCTCTCACACTACCCAACCGGGTAGTGTGTGTCAAGGCTGATCTTCATCCGCTGATAGGTAGTTGAACTTACCTAGCAACACTGTTCTAAACTTCTCGCATGCCACGACGGATCTTCACCGCAGAAGAGCGCTATCTTGCGAAGGTAGACAAGTCAGCTGGACCAGATAAGTGCTGGCCATGGACCGGTCACCGGCTCAAGAAGGGGTACGGGCTGTTCTGGGATGGAACGCGCAATGCCAGCGGGAACAACCACCTTGTAGTCGCAAGTAGGTGGGGTTACGAACATTTCGTCGCCCCGATCCCGGCAGGGCTCTTCGTACTGCATCGATGCGACAGCCCTCCTTGCCAGAACCCAAAGTGCTGGTTCCTTGGCACTAACCAGGACAACGTCAACGATCGAGTGATCAAAGGGCGCGGTGCCAAGGGCGAGCGCAGTGCCTTCAAGCTTCACCCCGAGCTATATCGAGGCGAGAACCACTACAAGGCGACTCTGACCGAAGACGATGTCCGCGAGATCCGTAGGCGCTACGCGGCTGGCGGGATCACCCAGCAGGCGCTAGGTGATGAATTCGGGCTCCACAACGTCACCATTTCCAAGATCATCACCAAGCAGCGCTGGGCTCACGTCGACTAACGTCGCCGCCGGTGAGGGTTCCGTGCAGGGTTGAGCCCTCCTGCGCGGACCATCGTCCTCTTGCTCGGGGACAGTCGATTGAGCACATCCTGATCGGGTGACTCCATGTTGCGGTACGGGTTGAAGCCGCCCTGCTGGCCGGTCACGATGTTCATCTCGCGCAGCATGCCCGCCTGCCAGTTCCGGACCTGCTCGCCGAGGATGGTCCAGACCACTTCCATCATGCACTTGGCCACGTCGTCATGGACCACGGGACCGGTGTCCTGGTGCACGACGCGGTTGGTGGTCGCGGTGGTCTTCAGCTGGAGGAACTTCAGCTCCAGTTCGGCGGTCTCGTACCAGGGCGCCTCGACCCAGCCCTGGTTGATCGCGACCTTGAAGCACTCGGCCACCTGCCAGTTGTGCTTGGCGTCGGACTTCTGCTCGAAGATCGTCATGCGCTTCGGCGCGCGATTCTGCCGGACCTTGCGGTTGAGCCGCTGGATCGGCATGGCCGAGTTGTGCTGGTCGAAGGTGAACTCGTCGATCTTGAAGCCCCAGATGATCTCCCACAGCTCGACGTCCACAACCTGGATGTAGTCGATCGTGTGGTCGGGGAACTCGGCCGGATCCCAATGATGGAGCAGGTCGAAGCGGCAGCGGAGAAAGCCGTCCTCGTGCTCTTCGGCGTGGCCGACGGCGAGACCGAAGTTGTCGTTGACCTTCGAGGGGTCCGCGTGTCCCTTGTAGAACGTCGTGAGGTTCTTGGCCGTGCGGGTCATTACGAGGTCGTTCTGGAAGATCGCCTCGACCTTCTTCGGGTCCAGGTAGGCATCCACCACCGACTGCCAATGCGAGCGGCGCTCGACGGAGAAGGTGTCGGGGTTGGCCCGCTCCAGCTTCTCCATCCGCTCGTCGTACTCCTGGATGGCGCCCTTGAGCCGCTGGAACTTCGGGTGCGGCCGCTCCAGGTACTCGTTCAGATCGCCGGTGAAGTCCTCCGGGAAGACGGGCAGCATGTGCGCGTCTTTCCAGTCGTAGTAGATCTCCCAGCTGGCCAGCTGGAGCATCATCATCTCGGGGTACTCGGGGTTGCCGTCCTCGTCGAAAGCCAGCGCCATCTCCCAGTTCGCGTAGAACTGGCCGATCATCTGCCAGGGACTCGACGGGTCGATGATGAAGCCGTCCATCTTGAATTGATCAAGAGATGGAGTCGCTGAGCCATACACCTCTTCGGCGGAACGACCGGCACCCGAGGGCACCACGTGCGCCATCTCGTCGAAGCCGAGCCCGAAGGAGGCCGGGCCACGCGCGGACATCAGCGTGGCCTCCTTCGGCTGGATCGTGAAGGTGGCCATGTCCCGCGCGGTGGTGACCCCGCGCTGATTCTGCCGCCGCAACCGGACGAAGTCGTGCGGTGCGTAGATGGTCAGGTTCTCCCCGAGCGACCGGGAGATGTACTTGGCGAAGCACGGGGCGCCCTGGATGACGTTGACGACGTCCTTCCAGAGGTTCTCCCGGGCCTGCTGCTTCTTCCCGGCGTAGATGAACATCGCCAGCTGCTTGTCGCGGTCGATCCCGTAGTACTCCTGGGGATCACCCTTGGCCATGAAGCGCCAGAGCACGTAGGCCATGGCCAGCGCCGAGACGTAACCCTTCCCGGCGCGGCGGCCGAGGACCAGCAGGACCTCGCGGAAGTAGAAGTAGCCCTTGAGCCGGAGCGCGGCCATGCGCTGGCGGATCTTCGGCACGATGCCGTTGTTCCCGTGCCGCTCGAAGGAGGCCTCCCACTCGTCGATGACCATGTGGTCGTACTCGGTGAGGAGGTCGTTGCGCAAGAAGATGACCTTGAGCAGGGTTGCCTGACGCGGGTAGAGCTGCCCCCGGCCACACCAGCGCGGGTTGATCGCAAAGGTGATGGGGTCAGGAACCGGCAGCCCCGTGAACGCTGCGAAGTCCACGGGGCTGAAGGCCGGAGGCGAGAGGGTCATCCCTGGACGGTCTCGGAACCCCGGAAGCGCCGCGCGTCGTCCGGGAACCGCTCGCTGTAGGCACTGGTCGACATCCGCTCGCCCGAGGGCCACAGCTCGACCATGTCGCCGTCGTCGGTGGCCCAGCTGACGAACGCGGGCTCGTTGCCGGTCAGCTTCGCCTTCTGGAGCGCGTAGACCCGGGCCTTGTCCGGCGAGTCCTCCTCGGCGGCGACCTCGGGCAGATCGCGGTTCGTGAAGCACACGAACGCGCCGTACACAGCCATGCTCTGCTCCTTTGTGGATTTGCGGAGGATCAGGTTGTACTCGACCCGGTCGCCCTCCGCCTTGCGTCCCCACCGGCTCGTAAGGACGTCGAACTGGTCACCGTTGACCTCCAGCGCCGAACCGACCTCGGGAAGGTCGAAGGGGAACACCCCGAAGCCGCTGATGCCGCGATAGTCGTCCTGGCTCGCGGCATGACGCCACGCGAGGAAGGCAGCACGCACGTCCAGGACGCTGGACTCCCGGGGCACAGGAAGACCGGCCACCACGCACCCGGCGAGCAGCGCGGCCAGCTCCTCGGTGGTCTTCCGCTCGCTCACTTGACCTCCGACGGCTCCACGGCGAAGCCCTCGTCCTTCAGGCCCTTGCTGGCCAGGAACTCGTCCCAGCTCAGTTCGGTGTCGTCGATCAGCCGGACGTGGCGGGTGTCGCCGATGTCGTAGCCGATGCCGACCGGCTCGCGTCCGGCCTTGGCGAGATTCCGGCAGACACGGTTGGCGCGCTCTCGGGCAGCCTCCACGGTCTCGGCACGCACCTCGGTGAAGACCAGGGTGCCCCTGTCGTCGTTGATCGCGGTCGCCTGCACGCTCATGCGCGCTCACCTCGTTCCTTCAGATACCACCGAACAGCGAAGTGCCAGGCCACGCCCATGGCGATGAGAACTACTCCACCGCCGACGTGATGCAGACGTTCATCCAGGCCGGAGTCGATGAAGGCTGCTTGGACCAGGAACCAGATCCCGACTGAGATGAGGAACTGCTGGCCTCGCGGTAGCAGCTTGAGAAACGTTTCCATCAGTGGCTGTGTCCCTTCGTGTACTGCTGGACGATCTCGTCGAGGTTGCGTTCGGCCTTGATCACGCTCGGGCCGTCGTTCTTCAGCCCGAGCAGGTTGGACTGGACCTCGTGCGCCATCCGGTCATGGTCGAACTCGTGCGCATCGACGCGTCCTTGGATCTCCACGTCGAAGCTCCACAGGTCCGGGACGTGCTCGACCATCGGCTCACCGGTGAGCGGATGGTGGCCCTTGACCTCGCCGGTGGCGTAGGTCTTGACGTCCACGATCAGGCCGATCTTGGCGAACTGCTCGATCACGTCGTCGACCAGGTCCTGCGGGTTGACCCGGGCGTCCTGGTACTTCTCCTGGAGCCGGAACAGCAGGTCCCGGCCAGCAGCCACCTCGCTGTCGTACGGGGTGCTGATGCTGTGCGTCATTCCGGCGCTCCTTCGGTGAACTCGGCGTCGATCGGTTCTTCCTCGGCGGCGGCGTCGATCCGCCGTTTGATCGCCCGCAGGACGGGATCAGTAGTTAGGCGCGCACCCAGCGCTTCCCACATGTCGTCGGGCATGAGGTCGCGGGTGATCTCGAAGTACCGGACGAAGGCCTCGGCCCAGATCGCCGAGTCCACGTCGCCACCGGCGTCACTCTCGAAGTCCTTGATCAGCTTCGCGGCGGCGAGGCCGTCCTGGATCGAGGGCTGGAGAAGGCCGGTTGCGAGGCGCTCCTGGCTCCGCTGGAGCACCTGCTGGGCGAACCCGAACCCATCGACGATCCGCTCCGTCTCCTCCTCGTAGTGCTCGCTGAGGGCTCGGGTGCGGTCGTCCAGGATCCGCCGGGCTACGGCGGCTTCCAGGGGCATGTGGTTGTTCTTGACGTGCTGGAAGATCGACATCCAGCTCAGGTCGGGGAAGGTGCGCGTTTCGCTGCCCACCTGGTACTCCGTGCCGGAGTACTGCTGGGCGATGTCGCGGTAGCTGTGCGCGCTCAGGATGCGCTTCTCGATGTCGATCCGGGCGGGGTGCATGCAGGTGTGGCAGCGCGGCTCGCGGACCGCGTCGTAGATCTGGCCGCCGATCTCGACCTGGATCAGGGCTCCGCGCAGCTGCTCGACTTCGGTACCGGCTTCAGCCATCCGCCGGGCCCGAGTCAGTGCCGGTGTGCAGCCTCAGCGCGATGGTGTGCTCGGAGCGCGCCGCCGCACGGGCAAGACCGTCCCGGCTGTTGAGGTTCGGATTGGCCCGGTTGAGGACCCGGTTGAACATGCCCTGCCGGATGGACGGATCCGGATAGCCGCTGGCGTTGTAGACCTCGTGGCCGATCCTGTTCTTGATCTTCCAGGGAGTCAGGACGTCCGACTTCTCTTCACGCGAGGTAATGCCCCGTAGCTGACCGTAGATCAGCTCGTCGGCGGCCTCCTCCAGCGTCGGGTTCACCCCGTAGCGCACCCGGCGGCCGACCAGCGTCCCGATGCCTTCACGCCTCATCAGATGCCACTCGTCGTACTCGATCTGCTCCCAGGGCGTCAGCTGTTCGCCGTCCTGGACTTTTTCCCAGTGGGGAGGCTGATCCATGTGGAACAAGTCGCGCGTGTCGGTCATGCTGACCTCCTCCAGCTGATGCTTCTGCGGGCCAGGCGCGCGTGCTCGTAGTTCACGCAGGCCAGATGGCAGGCACGGTAGTCGGGCAGGCGGTACCTGTGCTGGACGGCGTAACCCATGGGCACCAGGCCGACATGAGCCACGTACATGATCTCCAGGGGGTTGACATAGAAAAATCCCGCTGCCGAAGCGCGGGATTTCAGACGGATGCGGGGGACGTGGCCACCCGGGGTCGGCACGTAGCGGAGGCAGTGGTTGACCATGACCTCGGACTGATCCTTGATCAATCCTGCCAGCTGCTGGACGGCCCCGAGGGCCATCCGGTAGTGATCTTGAGCCCAGTCCTCGCGGCGGGAGCGGAAGCGGTCCAGGCCCCCGGCATCTACGAACTCGACCAGCTTCGAGAGCCCGAGTGCGGCGTACATGCCGATGGGGTTGGTCCGGGAGACGCCCATCAGCTCGGCGGCGTCGGCTTCCTTGTGATCTTCGACCAGGAACAGCCGGATCGCCGTGAACTGGGACTCGGTGAGCAGGCTGGCGGCCTTCTCGTAGAGGTACTCCAGATCCCAGATGGACCAGGTCACGCCGCGCGGAGTGGTGACCTCGTCGATCCCTTCCTGCTCGTAGAGGGACCTGAACTCCTGGAGGTAGCGCAGTAGTGACCTGAGTTCTGCCACCTCGGGAGATGCTTGTATCGACGTCACGTAGCCCGAGCCCCTATCGAACCCTTAGTGGCCTCGGCAAACACCGAGGCGGGCGACCTAGTGGGCCGCCCGCCTCATCGTGACTCAACGTGATCCTTTTTGGCAAGGAGATCGTCCTATTAGGTCACGAGTTCGCATCTACTTTCGCGGTTACTAACCCACGTGAATGTCCTTGAGTCGCTGAGCAATTCGCTCCATCGAGCGGACGAGAGCCTCCGCCTTGCGGCTGTAGTAGGTGCTCAGGATCGCGAAGAAGTGATCTTCCCGGGCGACCAGCTTGCCGCGCGCGGTGCGGGCCTCGACGGTGTCTTTCATCGTGCCCTCAAGACGTTCGAACCCGTCGGAGAAGCTCATCTCCCAGGTGACCTTGGCGTACATCGACTCGTACCAGGCCTCGGTGGCCCGCTGTTCCCAGATCGCCAGCCGGGTCGTGAGCTGGTAGAGGAAGCGCTCTCGCTCGCGGACGTTGAGCTTGCCCCAGTCCTCGATGTATCCCCCGGACGGGGTACGTCGCCACTCCGGCATCCCGGTCATCTTGTCCCGGAGCACCTCGCCGTCGACCCGCACCGGCTCGCGCACGAGCGACCACAGCTCGACCAGCAGAGCGAAGGCGTCGGCGAAGTTGTCGGTCAGCCGCCGCTGCACGACCAGGTGCATCTGATTCAGCTCGGAGCGCTGTTCCGGACGCCAGTCAACCCGCATCCGGGACTGCCCGGCGGTGGCGAACTTGCGCTTGCGCTCGTCCGGCAGCTCGGGCTCGATCGGCTTGTCCAGCTCGGCGCCCAGGTCGCGAGCGGTCTCCTCGGCAGCAGTCTTACCGCTCGCGCGGGTGTTGTTGGTCATGATCCACTCTCTTTCTGCGCGCAGACCTTGCAGCCGAACGTCGCGGTCATCCGGTCGTGGGGGAGTCGCTTGCGGGAGACGGGGCTCTTGTGGCCGCACTCCAGCCGGGCGACCAGGCGGGTGATGTCACGGCCGGTCATGGTCTGAGCCACCACGACCTCCTCGAACCTCGCCACCGAGCGCCGGGGCGGCCC